TTCTTAAAGAATCCCCGGGAGGGAATGTGGACAAACGTGGACACAATAAAAAAGGGTCTCCTGCCGGAAACCCTTGGTATTGGAGCCCCCGGTGTGACTCGAACACACGGCACACGGATTAGGAATCCGTTTTGGGCCTTTTTTACCACTTTTCACCCATGTTCATTATGTATCATATAAACATGAAATCACTTACAAATCAACCATATTTTTTTCTCTTGATTTTCACCTGAAATCACCCTAAAAAACACAAAAAGGGAGCTATACGGGAGCTAAGAAAAGACGACTTAAGGCCCACGGATCAATGAAAAGTTCCATTTTTCGGCCCGGAAACGAGGTGAAAATAATGCCTGCGAGATACAGAACGCCTACCCGGTACACCGGAGTTTTCCAGAGGGAGTCTTCGGAAAGGGAGTTCAACGGGAAGCCCGATATCTGTTTCGACATTTCGTACAAAGTGGAGGGAAAAAGGATCTTCGAGAAAGTCGGCTGGCTTTCCGAAGGGTACACCGCTAAGCTCGCCGCGGACATAAGGGCGGAAAGGGTACGGTCCCTCCGCCACGGGAAGGAACTGCCCCAGTTGAAGAGGGCCGCCCCGTTCTTCTCCGAGGCCGCCGACAAGTACCTCGAATGGGCGAAGTGCAAGACTCGGGGCGGGGCGGACGACCGGTCTCGGTATCAGCATCACCTCAAGGAACGGTTTGCCGGGAAGAGGATGAACGAGATCTCCAGCTTCGACCTGGAGCGAATGAAGGCCGGCCAGGCGAAGGAAGGGCTGTCGCCGGCGACGATCAGGCACTGCCTGGCCCTGATCCGTCAGATCTTCAACAAGGCCAGTGTGTGGGGTCTCTACAAGGGAGAAAACCCGGTCAGAAGTGTCAAAATGCCTGTCATTCAGAACGAACGGCAGCGGTTTCTCTCCCTGGAGGAAATCGAAGTCCTCCTGCAGGAGCTCAAGATGAACCGCCGGAAGAAGATTCCGGAAGAACTGAAGGATCCAGTCCTTCACGATATGGCCCTGTTCTCTCTTCACACCGGAGCACGGGCCGGTGAGATCTTCAAGCTCCGCGGCCAGGACCTGGACTTTAAGAACGGCATCATCGCCCTAGTGGATACCAAGAACACCGCCACGAGGCATGTCTTCATGACCGAAGCATTGAGAGCGGTACTTGAACGGCGGCGGCCGGAGGATCCGAACGATTACGTCTTCAAAAGCAGGAACGCAGGGAAGATCATTGATATATCCAATTCCTTCCAGCGGGTGGTCGAGCGGCTCGGGTTCAACAAGGGCGTTACCGATCGGCGGCACAAGGTGACTTTTCATACTTTGCGGCACACCTTCTGTTCACACCTGGCCATCCAGGGGGAAACTCTCCAGACGATCGCTGAGCTGGCAGGCCATAAGACGCTTCAGATGGTCAAACGATATTCCCATCTGAGTGAGGATCACAAGAGGAGCGCGGCGTTGAACCTGGAGAAGAGGTTCAGGGAGACGGGGGGGGGCTGGAGAAAAAAATGTTGTTCCGCTTGTGAAATGACCTCAGCTTGAGGAGCAGGCCTGGCTAAAGAAGGTCGGCTTAGGGATTGATTCTCACAGTGTGCCCTCGTGGTAATAAAAGTTGATAAAAGAGGCGGCTTAAACCATACAACCGGAGAGTGACTGACTGTCCGGGAGGTCCCTAAGTTTTTCACACAAGGAGCTTCAGATGGTCAAACGATATTCCAACCTGAGCGAAGATCACAAGAGAAGTGCAGCTCTGAACCTCGAGAAGAGATTGAACTTAAAGAAGGTGGAAAATAATATTTATCCTCTTTTGATAGATGGTACTGATGGTTTTTACGAATATTCCATCCTGATATTAAGACCAGATTTTCATACTCTCAGAGTCACTTTCAGAGGGATTAATTTTTCAAACGGACATTGACAATACCTAATCATTGTGAGAAATTACCGAAACACCACACACAATGCACCTTATTTTGAACTTACACACTTTTTGTAAGGTAATCGAAAAAACCGTTCATTTACATTTTTGAACATCTAAAACCTTTTAATTAACTTTTTTTATTTCTTATTAATTTGCCGAATATTGAAAAATGGAATTTTTAAATTTCACAGTTGATAGCGCCCTCCTAAGTGAATTGGGGGAGAAGCTTGTCCGAACTGTTTATGTTGCTCTAGCAGAGTTAGTCAAGAACTCTTACGATGCAGATTCAACAAATGTTCATGTTAAATTTATCGAAGGGAAAAAAGGAATTTCTGAAATTCATATCTCCGACAATGGTTCTGGAATGAATTTCCATGAAGTTGAAAATTATTGGATGAAAATAGCCACAACAAATAAAGCTGTAGATAACGTGTCGTCCAAATATGGTCGACCAAGGACAGGCTCAAAGGGAATTGGGAGATTCTGTTGTCGTAGACTCGGCCGATCTCTGACCCTAGTATCAGTTGGCAAAAGCGGTAATGATTATCAAAGAACAGAAGTCAACTTCCCTTGGGACGAATTTAAGCCTGGCACTAATGTGACGTCAATTGATTGTCAAGGCACGAAAACCACTACAAAGAGATCTGATACTGGAACTACCCTAATAATTCGCAATATACTCGATGAGTGGAATAACAGAAATTATAATACTTTGAGAAGAGAATTGGCCATTCTTGTTTCGAACCGAGGCAAGAAAAGGAAGGGCTATGAGGAAGATCCTGGATTCAATATTTTCATAGATGCTCCCCAATTTGAAGGTGGCATAAAGAATCTTCGTGAAGATTTTATAAATGCAGGCTGGGGAACTATAATTGCCAACATTAACAAAGACCATCAGGCCGTATGTGAGCTAAACGCTCTCGGACTAGATCGCAAGAAGAAAATAATCTCTAATCAAATATTCCCACATCTTAACGATATTTCCTTAAAAATTGGTCTCCTTGTTGATGACAAATCTCAATTACGAAACACCAGCGTTCTATCAATCGGAAGACTACGAAATGACATATTACCATACTGGGGTGGTGTACAGATTAGATATAAAGGTTTTCGTGTATACCCATACGGAGATGATGATTGGCTTGATATTGACAAAGATAGGGGCTTAAGGAAAACTGCAGCACCTAAAGAGCAATTATTTACGTTCGCGGAAAGCCTGCAAGGCGTAAATCCAAGGCGTGCCCTTCTAAACATGTTATCAATGAGGAATTATGTCGGAGATGTTGATATTGGCCCCAATGCTTTAGGCTTCGAAATGAAATCCAATCGCGAAGGTTTTATTGAGTCCGACTCTGTTAAAGAACTCAAGGAATTTGTTCGTTTTGCTATCGATTGGGCTAACATCTTTCGTGAATACTATCTTAGAGCAAAGAAAAGAGAAGAATCTGAGGTAGCTAAACAGCAATTTGAAGAAATCTTTGAGGATAAAATTGAAGCCGGAAAGATTGTAGAAATATCTACAATATATATACTTCAAAAAGCAAAGGACATAAGTGCTCATTTATCAACTGATCTTAAAAAAGAATTTATTGAATCCATTGATAAAGCTTCCTCTGCAATTATAGCACATGACAAAAGTAACCAAGAGGAACTACGTCATCTACGCCTTGTTGCCTCAACATCTACACTTCTACTTATTTTCTCTCATGAGGTAAGATCTTTGCTGGGCTTACTTGATCAAAATCAAAGTGCCTTAAGTACTCTTGAAGATAAACTAACATCTCCTGACAATTCAATTCTCAAAGATGTACGATCTGAGCTAACAGAAACCAAAACTCGATTCGCTGAACTACTTAATATGACATCCCTTATTGGCGTCGATAGTAGGCATGCTGAACCTGCTGATCTGGCGCTGCGTGAACGCATCGAACGAGCAGCAAAAGCATTTCAATTAATCATACATCGATATGATATATCGTTGGACTACGACGATGTACCTAATAATATTGTACTTAAATCTATTCTTGAAGCTGAAATATATGCAATTTTTCTTAATGCCCTCTCAAATTCAATAAAATCTGTAATTGCAGCCGGCAAAAATAAGAAAATAAAAGTAACGGCAGAAAGGGCCAAGGGAAAAACAAGAATCAGAATAATGGATACAGGTATTGGTATAGAGCCAACATATTATGATGATGTTTTTATTCCATTCGTCGCAGATCCCGGAGGCTTACTTTATAAAAATCTTTCAAAAAGGCTTAACCCTGAGGATAAATATATTGTAGGAACGGGAAGCGGATTGGGTTTGAGCATCGTTAAGGAAATTGTTCAATTTCGAAATGGATCAATTTCTTTTCACTCACCAGAGGATGGCTGGAATTCTGAATTGGAGATCGAATTACCATGACACGAAAACTCTATTTCCTTTGGATTGACGATGACGAAAGCAGAAAAAGAGCTTTTGACAATCTAAAAGGCAAATTAAATGTTGATGGTTATTTCTTAAATGTGAAGGATAAAAATTTAATTTCTGAGTTTGACAAAATAAGTTTACGAAGACGAAAATTCGACCTCATATTGATTGATCATGTTTTGAACAACACAGAAAAGGAGACTATTCAAATAGGTTCAACTGCAGCAGAATACATTCGTGAGAAAAAACTCAAAACTCCTATCGTTGGAATTACTGCTGCAAAGCTAACTGACATTGATCTTCACAAAAAAGCTATCTACGATGATATATTTGAGTATTCTTCAATATCCAAGCATTATGAATCAATAGACTCAATAGCAAAAGCCTATAAGATTATGAATGAGATACCCCCAAGTAATAACGAAAGCCTCATCAAAATACTCAAAGCGCCAGAAGAAGTCATTGAACGATTGTTATCAATAATTCCAGAAGACATTAAAAGAAATTATAGCGATGATAGTTTACTTTTTAATATTTCAAGATGGGTACGCCATGAACTAAAGTCAAGGCCTGGTTTCTTATATGATAATTTATGGACTGCAACATTACTCGGTTTAAAGGAGGATAGCTTTCAAAAAGTAAAACATATCTTTAAAAAAGCTGAATACAAAGGGATTTTTTTTGATAGAAGTGACGAGAGGTGGTGGCAAACACAAGTTCGTGAAATCATATACGCGAGGTACCCCAAAGATAAATCTTGTTTTCCCTGGGAACTTGGACACAAGTTACCCAAGATTACACATGAAGATCAAAGTGTTTGTTATGTATGCGGCGGTAATTTACCAGAAACGGTAGGCTATACTGATAGAATCTCATCGGTACGCTCACCTATGCATATACGTTGTTCCCAAAGGCACCCCGATTATATAAGCTCATTATATTATGAAGATATAAGAATCATGATACCCGCGCAATGAGCATGAGAAATTTTTTCCCTACATATGACTTATTATTTCTAAATGAATATAATACGTTATCTTTCATTGTCAGCAATCCAGATATCAGACGATATTTTCACACATTACATCATAATGCCGCGACTTATCTTTCAACGTTAAGAAATACTATCGATAAAATCAGAAGGCGAAGACCACCCAGAGATTTAGATTTCATTTTTAACTCATGTATTAACGATATTGAAATTAACTACAGGAGAGGTTCTGCGTATATCGGAGCCGAAATAAAGGTTAAAAATTGTAACTATGAAAAATTAACATATTATTTTGCATTGTGTGACGATAAGGAAATAATAAGAAAATTTCACTTTGACTACGTTCCTGAAAATACGGCTACTAGAACACCCCACCCAATTTTTCACCTTCAATACCCAGGAAAAATACCACCACACTTGCAAGAACTTAAACACAATCATCTTGAATGCGGACTTTCTGAACCGAGAATAACATTCACACCAATGTCACTTGCATTGATAATCAACATAATTTTTAAAGAGTTCTGCAATGAGAATACTTATCGGGTTATGGAAGATCCCGCGTGGCGAGGACTAATACGAAGGGATGAGAATTTTCTTCTTGCTCCTTTCTTCGAAAGGTGTAATCAACTTTTATCACATATACCTGCGAATAAAACATTTACTTTTGATATCTGTTATGGCTCATAATAATCATTTTTCCGATGCGAAACGTCACGGTATATTTTACACTCCTCCTCATCTAGCCAAGTTCTTAGTTGATCCCCTCATCAATGGTACGAGTATATCTATCTTTGACCCGGCATATGGAGAAGGTTCTTTACTACTCGCGGCTGAGGAAATATTCAATCAATGTATAGCTTCCTCGAATAATCTGGTGACTCTCCATGGTTGCGACAGATCACCAGTTAACGGACTTCTTAAACATCTACCCACGCATCATCTTTTGGAGATGGACTTCTTCGATTATTCGATCGAGAATAAATTTGATACCATTATCATGAATCCCCCGTTTGTGAGACATCATCTCATTGATCGAAAAAAAAGAAGCCTTTATGCAATAGCCATTAAAGAAATATTCAAAATTAAATTGTCCTCTGATCTTTGGGCATTCTTTTTAATGAAATCTTGCCTACACTTAAAAAAGGGCGGTAACATTGGCGCAATTCTACCGTGGTCGTTCCTACAAGCTGATTACGCTCAAGCAATCAGAATTTGGCTATCAGATAACTTCCAGGACATACAAATTCTTGCACTCAGTGCTGAATACTTTAATGATGCCCAAGAAAGGGTTGTTTTATTGTGGCTCAAAGGCTACGGCTTTAAATCGAAATCAATTAAAATATCATTCTCGTCACACATCCCAGATATTATCAATTATTACAGCCTTACTGGAGAAGAATGGAGAGCCAAAAAGGTTTTGCATTCACAGTGTCATGATATCCTTGATATATACAATAATTATATCAGTAAATATAAATTTAGAAAGTTTGAAGAATTAGGAAATGTAAAAATTGGCGTTGTCACGGGTGCAGATAGTTTTTTCATCTTAGATGATGAGAAAGCGGAAAACTACAGCATTCCCCCAAAATATTTAGTTCCTATATTTAAATCATCAAAAGAATTCAAATGTTTCACTTCAAATGGAAATGTTCCTTCAAGCAAATTAGTGACATTACCTCGCCATAATGACGAATCATTTAAGAACTATATTATGCAGGGTGTGAAATTAAGATATCACCTTCGTGCTCATTCTCAACGAAGGGAGCCATGGTATTGTGTTGATCAGGGAAAAGTACCAGATGCTTTTTTCCCATATCGCGCCATGAAGATGCCTTATATGATCCTTAACGATAAACGCGTTCAATGTACTAATTCGATTCACCGTATCTATTTCAAAACAGAGTTGTCTAGTACCGAGAAGAAGTGGTTGCAATTGAGCATGTTATCTGTTCCAGGCCAGTTTTCAATTGAGGCCCATGCAAAAACGTATGGTCAAGGTGTTTTAAAGATCGAACCAAATGCATTGAAAAATACACTCGTCTACCTGAGTAAAGATAATTCAGTCAATTCAACATACGATAAAATCTCAAAACTTCTTTCTGTTAGCAGGAGAGTTGAGGCAATGAAAGTTGCAACAGAATTCATAGATCGTGCCTTAAGTATTCCCGAAGAATTCTCATCAAAAGCATATTCATTAATAATCGAGTTACAAAAACGCAGAATGGAAAGATAGATCGCCACTGATTTGATTCACCTATCTTTTACAATATCAACCCAAATTTCGTTAAGGACATTATATGTGTCACTTCCAAAATTTTCGTAATACAATCTTCTGAGCATATTCTGCAGTCTTTGGTTTTGCCGGAAATCTCCCCTTTTGATTTGTTGGAACTCCAGATGGGAAGTTTCTAAGAATCATAGCGCCATTAGGGCCACATCGTTTGAGAACATTCTCCCATACCCCTTTTGGCGACATTCTTAAGGACTCGACCCATTTTTGAGGCGCGGTTTGCCATATATTTGAAAAAATAGAATCCCAGTTCCAATAATCATCAAAAAGCAACTTCTCTGAACGCGGATCCACAAAAGCATATTTGGAAGGCCCTTTTATTGATGAATGATATACGCCAAGTACTGCTACAACTGTAATGTTGTCATGTAGTCGAGAAAATTCAAGAAGTCTTTGATATCCGGATAACTGGTATCGATAAATTTCAGGAGGTTTACCGGTAAGCAAGGTAAATTCGTCCGAGTTGGTACCCTTGAAAGAAAGTTCAAACAGAAAATATTGGTCTGGATCATCAGCTAAACTTTCAAGTGTCACTGATCCTTTACCAATTTCAATTCCGTTTGTTTGAATCAAGATTGGTGGCCGTGGAGGGCTGATTGTCGCTTTAAGCATCATGATAGTGGATTCAAGGTCAGCCCATTGGAGTGTCGGTTCACCTCCTGTGAATCGAATGAATGCACGATTTTTTTCACCAAGGACGCGAAGAGTTTCAGCGACAATCTCTTTTGATGTTATCATTCGAGCGCGATCGCCTGTTTCAGAAGGTCTTGATGCCGGACTCCAGCAAAATGAGCATCGAAGGTTGCATCCTGAGAGGTCCCAACGCACTTCTCGAAATCTCCCATAATAATCACATAGCCCAGGTGCATATTTGGCACGAACCCTCAACACCTTTAACCCCCTATCTTGCCATTTGCTATTCCATTTACCATCTCTGCAATGAAGTCTATCAATTCTAATCTGTTATGCAGTAGCCCGTTCCTGATAAAGGTATTTCTGGAACCCTGCAAACCACTGTCCGATCTCTTCCGGCCTTCCCAGATCCGCCACAGCATCAGCGATCGAATCATGATATTTCAGACGTAGCAATGGGGTAAGTTTGCCCTGGTCGAGTTCTTCCACTCCTACTTTGACGTAATGGGACAACACGAAATCGATGAAAACCTTCTGTTTGCTGTTGAAGCGTGTACTGATGATCACCTTAGCCTTCTCAGCGCGCTCTTTCCGAGTGACTGGAGGCAGCGCATAGGCAATGTAGGCCAGTACGTCAAAAAGGTCGCTTTTCTCCGCGTCGATGATCTTCCGCATTTCTTCCAGCTGATTTTTACCGAAGCCTTTTTCAGCAAGGCCCTCAAGAAGCTTTTTGCGTGTATCCGGAGCACTCCATAGGGCGCGTAGTTCATCTTCGTCTTTGAAGAACTCAGGAATTTTACCAAAGAGCATCTCAATGAACTGATGGGCAGACATGGGTGTGCCGTCAGGATGCCAGAAGGTCGTCACCATCATGTGCTGGATGGTCCGTTCCTTACCATCGGCAAGTTTCACCTTCACCTTTTTCTTGCACACGCAGGGACGTTTGCCACATATCGGGCATGGATCCTTCTTACAAATGCACGGACTATGACCGCAAACAGGACAAGGTTTAGGAGAGGTTTTTTCGCATTCGCACGGACGTTTGCCGCACTTTGGACATACCTTCGTCTCTTCCGGTTCCATCGGCTCCCCATCCCATTCAGGATCACTGAAATGATGGTGAGCTTTCACGAAGTCGTAGATTGTGAAGTAGTCTTTCCCGTCGTAGAGACGTGTTCCGCGCCCGATGATCTGCTTAAACTCGATGATGGAATTGATGGGACGCATAAGGACGATGTTCCGGATGTTGCGTGCATCAACTCCGGTGGCGAGCTTTTGAGAAGTGGTTAAAATCGTCGGGATAGTCTTTTCATTGTCCTGAAACTCTCGAAGGTGCTGATTTCCGAGTTCACCATCATTGGCCGTCACCCGCTGACAGTAGTTCGGGTCTTTGCTGGTCTTCATCTGGTTTATAAGGTCGCGCACAGCAAGCGCATGGTCCTGAGTCGCACAGAATACCAGAGTCTTCTGGTTCTGATCGATCTGATCCATGAACATCTTTACCCGGTGGGTTTCACGTTCCTTGATCTCGATGATCTTGTTGAAGTCGGGTTCCGTGTAAAGCTTCCCAGTTTCAATTTCGCCCTCTACGACTGTGTCGTCAGACGTATAAACATATTCGTCAAGTGTCGTGGCGATCTGCTTCACCCTGAATGGCGTGAGGAAACCATCGTTGATCCCTTCCTTGAGCGAATAAATGTAGACCGGTTCGCCGAAGTAGGCGTATGTGTCCACGTTGTCCTGCCTCTTCGGCGTGGCGGTCATTCCCATTTGGACGGCGGGGGAGAAGTAGTCCAGGATGCCGCGCCAGGTGCTCTCGTCGTTCGCGCCGCCGCGGTGACATTCATCGATGACGATGAAATCGAAGAAGTCCGGCGGGTATTCACCGAAATAGGGGGACGGTTTCCCATCCTTTGGCGGTCCACTCATGAAGGTCTGGAAAATCGTGAAAAACAGGTTAGCGTTCTTCGGCACTTTGCCCTTCTTGCGAATATCCTCCGGGGAGATCCTTACCAGTGCATCTTCAGGAAAGGCGGAAAAGGCATTGAAGGCTTGGTTGGCAAGGAAGTTGCGATCAGCAAGGTACAGGATACGGGGGCGCCGGGATGGTTCACGGCTCAGGTTCCACCGGGTATGAAACAGCTTCCATGCAATCTGGAACGCTATGAAGGTCTTGCCTGTGCCAGTGGCGAGTGTCAGCAGGATACGTTGCCGGTTCTTTGCGATGGCCTCCATCACCCTTGAGACAGCAATATCCTGATAATAGCGGCTTGGATGAGATCCGCCCTTGTCCTCAAATGGAACATCAGAGAAGCGATCACGCCATGTGTTCGCTTCGGCAAAGGTCATATTCCAGAGTTCGTCCGGTGTGGGATATTTCGGGATCTCGCCTTCCTTGCCGGTCTGCATGTCGATGCCGTAGATGCCCTGGCCGTTGGTTGAATATGCAAAACGGACGGCCATTTTCCCGGCGTAATTCTTGGCTTGTCCCAACCCTTCAGTCAGCGGCTTATCCCAGGCTTTGGCTTCAGCTACGGCTAGTTTGATATTCCGGTAAACCAGTACATAATCAGCGATCAACGGTTTGGCCCGTCGGCCCTGTCCTTCAATTCGACCTGGTGAGATGAGGTGCTCACGATGGATATGACTGCCTTCAACCACACCCCAGCCTGATGCCTTCAAAGCAGGATCTATGTGTTCGGCTCGGGTTTCGGCTTCGTTCATGGCATGGTCCTAAAGCTGACCGGTAAAGGCTTGGTGAAGAAGTGATTTTTTCAACTCTTCCAGTGCGGTGAGCTTTTGCCGGTAGAGGGATTCGAGGCGTTGGGTTTCTTGTTCAATTTTATCGATTTTTTCAGAGATTTCTTCTTGTATAACCTCTGACTGTGGAACAAAAATCCTTTCATCATGAACAAAGTTACGATTCAGCGTTGGCACACCTGTTCCTGTAGCAAATCGTTTGAGATCAAAAATACTTAATAGTCTATATATGAATTTTGGATTGTTTCTGTAAAATTGTTTCACATAAAGCACCGTATTGAGTGGCCAATAATCCTCTTCGATATAAAAGACCTTCCCGATACTACCACTTCGTCCCGTCGCAACTCCTGGACCTTTAACCGGTCCAATATTGTGACTATCGATAACTCCACTTGAGCTAACTAATGGGAAATCCCCTGATTTTCTTAATCGAGTTGGCAAATCGAATCCTCTTTGAAGCAGGCAGACTTCTTTTAATGGCTTCTCCACCCACCCATTCCCGCGCTGACTAAAGACGACGTTCAGGTAGCTTTCAAAGGTTGCACGGGCATTTCGTAGATTCTTCTCAGCATTGTCCTTGGCAGTGGCAATGCCCTCAAACGCTTCGTCGAGGATGCCTACGATCCGTGCCTGTTCGTGGAGGGGGGGGATAGGGACAGGAACTTCCTTTAGCCTGGCACCTGAAAGCTCTTTGAAGGTTGTGCCAATTCCCAATCTGTCCAACAGATCAACGATGCTACCAAGATAGTAATAGAGGAATTTGTGATCGACATTTTTACCAGGAACCAATCCTTTACAACCTTGGTTCGTAGCCATTGGTTCTGTGTTTATTACAAGATGGCCAATTGGAGCGCGTGAGGAAAGGATGACAGAATATGGAGGGAGTAAGTGGGCTGAGCTATTTGCCAAACCAATATCGGTAAGTGTTCTTTCAGTTTCGCTCACATAGGGTGTTGACCGTTTCCCCATTTCTGCAGGAGTAATCCATTGGTGTGCGCCGTCCCAATATTCGACAATATTCGTCTTTGGGGTACCACCGTTTACAACATTACAGATTGCTCCAACAGTTTCTTTCTGCCATCCCGCCTTCACAGGAGCCCCCTAATATTCGCTAATACCTCTGCACTTTCTGCATCCAGCGCGGCAATTTCATCCAGGATCTCCTTTGGGCTTCGGTGGTTCACTTTTTCGCCACCGTTCGGATTTTTCACTGAGAGGTCGAAGGTCGTCTGGTCAATGGTCTTGGCATCAATGCTCCAGCTCTTGGGTGAGTTGGCAAAAGTCCTTTGAAACTTTACGAATTCAGCGATATCGTCATCATTGAGTGGATTGGTCTTACCGAGCTTTCGGCCTGGATCAAGCTGGTAGTACCATATCTTCCGGGTAGGCGATCCTTTCTCGAAGAACAACACCACGGTTTTCACTCCGGCACCTTGGAATGTCCCACCGGGACAGTCAAGGACAGTGTGGAGGTTGCAGCTTTCCAATAGGAGCTTGCGAAGGCTCACCGAAGCATTGTCGGTGTTGGAAAGGAAAGTGTTTTTAATAACAACGCCGCCCCGTCCCCCGGCCTTGAGGATTTTGATGAAGTGCTGAAGGAATAGGAAGGCAGTCTCGCCGGTCCGGATAGGGAAGTTCTGCTGGACTTCTTTGCGTTCCTTGCCACCGAAAGGCGGATTTGCCAGGACCACTTCGTAACGATCCTTTTCCTGGATGTCTGAGAGGTTTTCGGTAAGTGTGTTGGTATGGAGAATGTTCGGAGCCTCGATACCATGGAGAATCATGTTCATGATTGCGATGATGTAGGCGAGAGACTTCTTCTCCTTCCCATAGAAGGTACGGGTCTGGAGGGTAGCGAGGTCTTTAGTGGTCAGATTGCCCTTTGCTTTCAAATACTCAAACGACTCACACAAAAAGCCGGCCGATCCTACTGCGCCGTCATAAATGCGCTCGCCAATGCGGGGCTTGACGACCTGGACAATAGCCCGAATGAGTGGGCGCGGGGTATAATATTCCCCGCCATTCCGACCCGCATTACCCATGTTCCTGATCTTAGCTTCATACAGATGAGACAACTCATGCTTCTCTGTCTGAGAGCGGAATCGAAGTTCGTCAGCGAGGTCGATAATCTCGCGCAGGTTGTATCCACTGGAGATCTTATTCTTGATCTCCCCGAATATCTCTCCGATTTTGTATTCAATCGTGTTTGCGCTAGTAGCCTTCTGTTTGAAGCTCTGGAGGTAGGGAAAAAGTTTCTGATTGACGAAATCGCGTAAATCATCCCCCGTCATGGCGGTGTTGTGGTCGACTTTGCCATTCTTCCCTTTGGGGGCGGCCCATGTTTCCCAGCGGTAAGCTTTGTCGAGGATGTAGGTGTACTTCTTTCCCTCCAACGCGGCTTCATCGGCCCGATCCTGCTCAAGTCCATCTAGGTATTTCAGGAACAGGATCCAGGAGGTCTGTTCTGTGTAATCTAGCTCAGTGGTACAGCCTGCTTCTTTCCAGAGGACGTCATCGATGTTTTTGAAGGTTTGTTCGAACATTATATTATTTCTCGCTGTGATTAGTGGTTTTGGCTTTTCTATTGCGACGCATCCCGCTCACCCCCACCGCCGCTATTCCGGCAACCAGAAAGGCGATCCCCCAGCCGGACAAGGCGGGAATTTTATCTCCACGCAGGAACAAATACAGGGTGCTTTCCTTTTGGATGTTGTAGTCCGAAAGAGTCCTGCCGTCCTCCAGCTCCTTGTCGTTGAAAAAGAGCCTCTGCTGGTCCGGCGGAATCCCTTCTTTGTCCTGGATCTTGGCCTTCACGTTCTCGATTGAATCCCCGGCTTCCACTTCCAGCGTGACTGTTTTGCCCGACGGCATTTTGACAAAGATTTGCATGGCGAAAGCATCCTGGGCGAGGAAGGCGATTCCCAGGAAGACGGCGAAAAGGAGAAGAAGGACCGGTCGAATTTGACGTTTCATAGTATGTCTCCCGTGTGTGATGTGAAATCGAAGATAGCATATTTCTCCCCCGAAATCGCTCCCGTTCTCCCCTCCTCAGGCCTCTTGCTTCTTAAATTGGCGGATGCGACCCCTGCGCCAGGATGTCCGTCAGCTTCCGGTCTCGCTTTTTTGAATATTGAAAACCTTCTTCATAAGGCTCTCCACTCCTATGCGTGCTGCGCGTGAGATCCATGAGATTGGATTCCATATTTTAAAACCAAAAATAGCACCACCCATTGCTAGAATATTTAGAATATAACTTAATATTTTATAGATCTTTTTTTGTAAATCTGTACTAGTCGCATTATTTCCCTAGTCGCCTATCATACCCTGAGCATACATAAGAAATATTACACATAGCATAACAAGTGCATAGGAAATTATTTTTTCTGACAATATACCAATTTTCTTGACTCTTTCTAGAATGCTATTATATGATTGCTGAATCTTAGTAAGGTTTAAAGATGTCTGACTGTGATTTTTCTCTAGCTCATCATATCTTGTTTTCCAAGGTCGTACTATTTCTTGTTCGTGCCTGTCGAGTACTTGTAGTATTTTTTCCTCCGATAACAGGTTCTCGTCTCCAAGGGTAAGATTCATTAATTCAGGTCTAACTAGCAATTCGTACCTCATATATTGATGCTGCGTCGGTGTTATTTTACCCTTAGATTCGAGCTTTTCTAATTCTTCAAGAAAAGCTGTCCACAATTCATCTGAAGGCTTCATAGCTGCATAGCAGTTCGCAGCGAGGATCTTCCCTGGAAGTCCAGCGAAATCTATCGGTGATTTAAGCCATACAATATTTGTTAAGCTGAAGTCCGTGATAACTGGGGAAACTCCTTGAAATTCTTTATAGCGGTGCCCATACGAGTAGGCAGCCCTTGCAAAAGCAGAGTTTGTGGTTACAAGAATTGCTGCACAATCCTCTACCCGAGAGGGGCTTTTGCCGGAACGCAACACATATATCGATCTCACGGAATTAATGTCTGTTCTTTTTGCAGCATCATTCTTGTAGCGAAGCCCGGCGTCCTCCATTTCCTTTTCCAGCCCTACCTCATCAATTTGATACTTAGTTATATAGTCCGGTGTCGCACGAATCTTTATATTATGTTCACGTAGTATTTCCTCAAGATTAATTCTCATGAATGCAACATCACTTGGCTTTTTCCTGGCTTCTTTAAGTGCTATTATTACGCTTCCGTAACCCATAGAATTGGTTTCAAGTGTGTGTTCGGCACTACGAAGTACAATATCAACCTCATCCATTGTGTGTTTGAACACTTCTATGCTAGCTGATGCTTGCCTGTATAACTCTATCATTTCGACACAGCATTCTTGTGGCATCTCACCAAGAACGCCAATTAATCGTAAAATAATAACTGTGTCTAAGAAAATTACTGTATTTCTAAATTTCATTTTAACGGATGATATATCTGGAGCTAGTAAAGCATTTGAGAGCATTCGACCCGTTAAGACAGTTGAAAAGTACTCGAATTTCTGTCTGTCGTGTGTTGATATATGACTCACATAGCTATTGACCATGAAACGCCAAGCTTGCTGGAGATTATCACGTTGCTTTACAGAATCTCCGGAAGAGTATGCCTGTATGCATTCGATTGCATATTCATCAATATATTGGAATAGATATTGTTCTGCTTCATCCCGTGAAATTATCTGACTGAGGTGAGTACTACAATAATCCATAAGTCCAAGTGTGGTGGCTTCTAAGTGGAGTTGATTTTCTTCTCTCGATTTGTCGAATGTAGCAGAACAGCTAGTAATATTCTCTACAATATAAGAATATTCTTTCTTAGTGAGACAGCCTCTCGTCACCATACGACCTGCAATAAGACCTATTGGATGCAATGGGAAGGTCAAACCGAAATCCTCTAACAACCATTCCTTTAATTCTTCTACAGTAAATCTAGTTATTCTTCGTTTATCTAATATATAAGATGCAAAAGGTATGAGATTGTCAATAATATCTTTCCTCTCAACATCATAACGCGCCTTAAGGAGAGCTAAGCTTGCAAGCGTAATTGATTGTTGTGTCATTACCCCCCCCCTTTTTTAAATTAAACTATTATATAGTTTACTATGATAATGCCCCGCTTAATTCTATAATATATCGCGTAATTCTCACTATTCCTAATACACGGCCTACCGATACTTAGAACCTTTTATCCAGATTGATGATGCAATCCCTGCGCTATGATATATAAACAGATAGAATTATTTTAAGATGTATTTCCTGTACTTCGCTCTAAATACCCGATTAGCAGGGATAAACCCAAGCCATCCCCAACAACCCGGAATCCAAGACACAAAACAACCACTTAATTCAACTAACTCAAAAGGAAATACTTTAAGATTACAGCTTGGATGTCCCGCTCATGGCGTCCCCACGCTCATGAGACGGAAGTTAACCAGCTTCCCGGAGCTTATGGGACATTTCTCCCAGTCCACCTCCAGTGGACCTCGGGATCCCGGTCAGAGTGCTTGGAATGGCCAGTAGATGATGCAGTTTTTACACTTTTCTCTTAGTGCTCTTCCCCTCCGGATGATTTTTCTTTTTCGTCTGAAAGCGTTGTTTCGAGCTGAGAGACTCGCGATCGGAGATCCTCAACGTTTTGTTTCGTAGTCTCCAATTCCTTGATGTCATTTACCGCAGAATCAAATACCTCGATGCTCGATTCAAGGCCTCGGGCATACTTAGTTCCGGATTTGAGGATGTTCATTGTCTTTGCCAGGAGAAGGGAAAATTTTATGTCCGGATCGGACACAGAAGACGGGAGTTGCGTTGTGTTTGGTGGGATCCCCTGCTGACCTGGCATTTCAGCATGGCGATGTAGGTGAGGAGTGCCTATTCCATAAAGGATGTATTCTACGGAAAATCCTTCACGCTCACAAAAAGAAAGCACCTTATCAAGGGGAACTGTCCCCTTTCTTTTGTGATTCGATAAATTACCTCTCGTTGTACCAAGTAAATTAGCTACTTGGGCATCAGAAGGCAAGTTCTTAATCTTTCTTATTCTCTCAACAATTTCAGAAATATTTTTATTCATGCTTTTATATGCTTGACATATGCTTTGCAAGAGTTTACATATACTCCCGAAGACCTAAAAATGGAGGGAGTTCATGAAATCCGCGTTATCGTCGCTGATCTTGCGACTTGAGTTTCCCCCCTGCTCCGATTGCCTATCACTAGTGTGCTTTTCTAATTCCACCCACTTCAACGGCTTACTTGTAAACCAATGAAAACGAATAGTCAAAAGAAAAGAATAAACATCGCACTCTTAGAAGCTGATCTCAGCCAGGCCGACATCGCCAGGGAGATCTCTACCACCCGCCAGTATGTCCACGATGTCATCGCCGGCCGAAAACGATCCAGGAAAGTTGAAGGCTGCATCGCGCTCCGGACCGGCCGCCCTGTTGAGACATTGTTTCTTTACCGCCAGCATACCGACCCGCTTTTTCAAAATGAATCAAAAAATTTTGAGTCGATTTGAGGAGGGAGGAAATGAAGGCTTCAACAGACGTTCTTCGGGACTTTGCAAGGAAACGGGGAGGGTCATCCAGGCAGCTTGTCTGCATGAGCAAATCCATTCTCCTTGCAGAGATGGCCTCGCATCTGTCGTCAGTCAATTTCACATCCGGGAAAAGCTGCAAATCGTCAGCGGAATGAGGGCGCAATTCGCAATGAACCGGCTTCTCAAAACGAATCAAAATATTTTGGGGGGAATTGATGAACGTTCAGGAGCTCATCACGGAATTGGTGAACCGGCACGGACAGGGGACCCTCGCGGACATGATCGGCGTGGACGGGTCCGCCATGTCCAGATTCCGGAGCGGCCAGGGAACGATCAACGTAACGTCGCTGGAGAAGCTTTTCGAAATTGCCCGGGTGGAGCTTGTCCCAAGGGCGGATCTCGAGGGCTTCGAGTACGTCCTCTCCTTTGTGACCAACCTCTGGAACCGGGAGAGGTCGAGACGGAAGGAGGAATGAAAGAAGGGAGCGCGCCCTTTCCACGGATTTGACACGCGCCGCCCGCCCGGCACCGAGGCGGGATGAATATCGGGCCGATGCCTCCTTCCTTGCGTTAAACCCTGCTCAGGTTTCCGGGTTTTCCGCCTTGAGAAAAAACCCGGACTTAAACGGATGGAGTTTTCAAACATAAGCCGTGACGGAATTTATTCAAGCCCGATGGAACAAAGCAGAACATGTCGGGACGGAGCAGGACCAGGCTTGGCTCGGCATAGCGCGACAAGGCAACGCAAGGAAAACCCACAGGGGGAGGACATGGAAAGGAAACCCATCAAGGAAGTGAGCGCGGACGCCAGGCTTCTTTATCAGCGCCTGGCAAAGATGGATGTCGGGGACTTCGTTTCCTACAAGGAGCTCGGGGAGATCATCGGGCGCGATGTCCAGAACGAGGCCCGGGGATATCTGAATACGGCCCGGCTCATGTGTGAACGCGAAGAGAACAAGACCTTCGGGGTCATCATCAACGAGGGGCTGAAATGCCTGAACGGGTCCGAGATCGTAAACACGGCGGCTTTCTCGATCGGCCACATCAAGAGGACTTCGAGGCGGTCCATGCGGCGGCTCCGGTGCATCGAAGACCTGTCTGCTTTGGGCAACGACGAAAAGATCAAACTGAACGCATACGCCTCGATCCTCGGCGTAATGGCGACGATGGCGAAACAGAAAAACATACGGAAGATCGAGGCCAAGGTGCAGGAAACCCAGGAACAGCTTCCGTATGTCAAGACCTTGGATGCGTTTAAGTAGGCAAGACAGCACAAGGCGCGATGTGGCTTGATCCAACGCGACTTGACGGAATTTAGCTCGGCACGATGTGGCTTGGCCGGGCCTGGCACAACTTGGCAAGACGTGGCTTGGCGCGGCAGGACTTGTCAGGGCAAGACAAGGTTCTCGAAAGGAAAGGAGAGAGGCATGAAAGCGGCGATTTGCGAATTAGAAAGCACCAGTCCTTACAGTCAGTCAAAATTTTACCAAACGGAGAAACTCCCGAAGGAGCGGCCTGACGACTACGAGGCCCGGACATGGCGGGACCGGCTCCATGTGAACGAAGAGGGCAAGGTCTTCATCCCGCCCATGGCTTTCAAGAACTGCCTGTCCTCGGCGGCGAAGTATCTCGGTATCCAGATCCCGGGCAGGGGCAAGGCGACGTTCACAAAGCATATCGAGGCCGGAGTGATCGTCACCGAGGGCCTCGCCCTTCAGGTGAAGAAGGAAGAAGTCCCTGGGGAATGGTTCTTCGTCCCTGCGGACGGCAAGCGGGGCGGCGGGAAAAGGGTCAGGAAATGTTTCCCTATCATCCTCTCATGGAAGGGCGAAGTTACTTTTTACATCATCGACGAAACCATCACGGAGGACGTTTTCCGGCAGCACCTGGAGGAGAGCGGGAAATTCATCGGCATTGGGCGGTTCCGGCCGCAAAACAACGGATTCTACGGGCGGTTCAGAGTCAATGAAATCGCCTGGGGATGATCGGCATGACAAGGCGAGAAAAGACAGAGCCGGTCAGGACAGGGCGCGATAAAGCGCGGCCAGACAAGGGCACGGCGAGGCAAGACAAAATTAAAGGTGAAAGTCCCATGATCACCTACGAGGTCACCTTCCAGGATGGCAAGATTCTTCTCCTGGGACCCTTCCCCGGGCGGAATGAGACCATTGAGAAGATGCTGAACACCACCCGGAAGTCCGGGATGGCCGCTGCCTGGAGGATGAGGACGCAGGAGGAAGCAGAAGAAGGAGAAGGAGGAACGGAGAAGATGGGAACCGTGGAGTCAATCCGGAGGAGCTCTCAGTACCTGGCCTGGAGGCGGTACGAGAAGGAGCGGGACCGGAAATTCCGGAAGGCCCTGGCGGTCGTCCTGGTCGCCGGCGGGATCCTGGCGGCGATCGTCTGGCGGATCCTGTTCTGAGAGGAGGCGGGAACAAATGGCAAGCATCACGATCAAGATGAAGGACGGCTCGATCAAGATGTTCCCCCATGAAGGGCGTCCCGGCGGGAGCTGGACGAAATCCATCCGGTACGAAGGCGGTTTTGCCATTGTCAAGGACGAGTGGGGGAAGGAGACGGCGTTTCCGGCGGCGGACATCGCCGAAGTCCGCACGGAACCCGTAGGGAGGCCGTGGTAGCCCCGCGGCAGACACGGGAAAGGAGGCACGGCAACGATGAAAGGGAAGATCAACGGAAGAGGCTGGCTGATGATCGAGAGGCCCGGGGTGAAGGGCGCGGCGATGCAGGAGCAGAACTGCCCCCGGCAGCAGGGAATGGTCGGATGCGGGGACTGGTGTCCGCTCTTCTCGGAACCCGGCCCCGGTTTCTCCGTCGGAGACAAGTCCGCGTCCGTCGAGATCTGCGAGGGCAGGATCCTCCGATTCGAGGAGTTCACGGACGAAAGGAGGAAATAATGGCGGGAAGTCTTTCCAACCCATTCCGCCTGGGGACGCAGAACCACGTCCTCCTGGAGAGGCTACGGTTCGGGCCAGTGTTCAACCATGAGATCGTCCGGGAGCTCAACATCCTGAAGTACACCGGAAGGATTTCGGAGGTCCGGAAGAAGATCCGGACCCAGGGTTTCGATCTTGTCGAGCGGAAGATCCAGGGTGACGTCCACGAGTACCGGATCGTTGTACCCAGGAGAACGGCTGAAGAGAACAAAGTGAGCGAAATGAACCCGATAAGGCCGGGGGAACAGGCTTCGGAGGCGGGAAGTTTCCCGTGAGTCGGGTCACACTCCGGAACATGTTCTTCAAAGAATTTGAAGACTTGTTGATAAGTCACCCGAACGCATACTGAAAATATTATCCTATTGTATTTATAGAATAATGAAGTGCTTAATAACTGGACAATCCGATAATTCACCCGGTTTTCAAGGCCGGTTACGACAGATTTCAACAGACTTATCAACAGGCTTACCCACAGGCGTGTGGATAATCCTCAAGGATAAGAAAGGGGGTTAAGGCAATGGGAAAGGCAGCGGCGGCAACGGCAATCAGTGACCCCCAGCGATGGCTGGAGGAGAAAAGGTTGGGTATCGGGAGATTCGACAGCCCGGTGATGCTTGGGATATCACCGTTCAAGTCTCCCCTCTCTACCTGGCATGAGAAACGAGGAAACGGCAATGCCGAAGAGCCCCCGATACCCCCCATGCAGAGAAACGACTACCTGAAAATTCTTATAGCACAGATTTATTCGTAAAGGAAAAGAACCAGGTCTGGGGGTTGAAAACGACATGCAAAATATCACGGAGAGATCAACCGGTGAATTAAGGGCGCGCCTCGACCAGCTCAAAATGTGGATCGAGTCTCTCAGGTCGCCTCATCGCCAGACGCGGTCAGGGAGGAAACAGGAAAGCGGATGGTGGGATGAGTATGCGCTCATCATGAAGGAACTCAAAAGAAGGGAGAAGGAGAGTGAATCATGACGGACAAGGCCGTGGCAGTAAGAGAGACAGGGCAGGTTGTGAACTTTGAAGATTATGCGATGCCCGTGGATTCCATCGTCCGGCAGGTCAACAGGATCCAGGAGGTCATGCAGAAGGTCATGAAGGACGGGGAGCATTACGGGCGGATCCCCGGGACGGACAAACCCTCCCTTTTGAAGCCGGGAGCTGAAAAACTGACCCTGACGTTCCGGCTCGATCCGGACTACGAAATCATCCGGGAGGTCCGGGACAAGGATTTCATCGCCTATACCGTGAAGTGCCTCTTGATCCATATCCCCACCGGCCAGCGGATCGCTTCCGGCATCGGATCCTGCAACAGCCGGGAGGCCAAGTACCGTTTCCGGTTTGCGGAGGAACTCACGGAAATGCCTGTTCCGGGCGAATACTGGAAAGCGAAAGAGGCCGGGGATTCCAAGGAAATGAAGCGGATCCTCGGGGAAGGCATGAGGGCGAGGAAGAACGAGGCCACCGGCGCCTGGGTGATCGCCAAAGCCGAAAAGGTGGAAAACGACAATCCCTGGGACCTGGACAACACCATCATCAAAATGGCCTGCAAGAGGGCGCTCGTGGCGGCGGTTCTCAACGGGACCGCGGCATCGGACATCTTCACTCAGGACGTCGAGGACCAGGAAGTGGACTCTGAGGCCAGGGAGCGGCAGACGGGCAAGTCCGGGAGCGAGAGAAAACAACCGGCCGGCAGGAGAAAGGGCGGGGGAACCAAGGCCGTCAAGTGTCCCGAGACGGGGAAATTCCGGCCGGAAACGGAGTGTGCCGACTGCACCGTGAAGGACTGCACGGCAAGACCGAGAGAGGAGAAGGCCGGAAACAGTCGGGAAGCCCAGGGGAAGGATAACACCAGGGGAGCGGACGAAAAGGCCCCGGAAAAGGCACCTGGAGGCCCTGAAGGCGCCTTCGTGTGCCCCGACACGAACAAGATGATCACCCGGGGAAAATGTCAGGACTGCACGAAGCGGGAAGGCTGCCCGGTGTGGGAATGATCGACGGAGGTAAGCTGTCATGAAGAAGGAAGACGTAAAGGCTGTGGACGTGAATCACGCCGTGATGCTCTTTCCCTGCTTGAACAGGGGGACCCTGGCCAACCTGAGGTCCCAGAAGAAGGGTCCGAAGTACTTCAAGGTGGGGAAAAGGATCGTCTATCGCGTCGTGGACATCGAGAGATGGCTCTACCAGAACCCGGTGCTCACCATCGACTCGATCGAGAGGGGATAAAAAATGAAGCCATGGAGATAACCCCTTGGGGACGGAAAAGGTAAAAGGAGGGGGTAACCCTTTCCTGAGGTTATCTCCGTGGATGGATATTAAAAATAGCATACCCCCCTGGGTGGACAATGTCAAACATCGAAGAGGCCCTGGTTCCAATGACTGCTTCTACAAAAAATGGCCGGCATCGCTCATTTGCCGGCCACTTGAGAATTTTCAGATCGGGGTGAGCCTGTACACAACGGCGCTTGATCATAAAACCATGGAGATAATCCCGATGGGGATAGGAAAAGACTGTTGGGAGGGGGGTCTTCTCCTGGGATTATCTCCGGTATGAGAGGCGCACTTGTATACTTAGGAAGAATAAATGTCAAGTGAAAAAAAACGGAGATGATCAGTCGGCTAGAGGATGAAAAAGGAGAGGCATCATGGACATCGACAAAACATTTCGTGACGTGGCGAACCAGGTCTATCAGCACCTGAAGACCTACGGGAAGGCTATTGAAGAGGCCTACCTGAAAAGCGAGGGGAAGAAGGGGATCAAGGTCGGGTTCTCCGCTTCTCTGAAGCCGAATCCCCGGGTGGTCGGCGACATTCTCCCCAAAACGAGCATCTCGTTTGTCCCCGAGAGGATCAAGGACACGCTGGAAGGCTCCGTGATGAAGCATCTCCAGATCCCCCTGGGTATTACAGATGATGCCACAGGGGAAGCAGCAAAAAAGTGATGGTGACGATCACAACCGGGCGGAAGCCCCTCTCGTTGCGGAACGGGTAAGGAGGCAGGGGTGAAAATCTACATCGCTACGTCATGGAAAAACGAGGCCCTGGCAAAGACTGTCGCGGAGATCCTCCGAAGTGACAGCCATGAGGTCGATTGTTTCTGTGATGAGTCGACGGGCCGTTATTGTTTCCGGTGGACGGACCATTTCGAGAAAATCGAGGACGCAAACGTCTTCTCGTTCCTATCGCTTCCGGAAGCACGAAAGGCCTTTGAAGAGGACAAGAAGTATCTCGACTGGTGCGACGCTGTGGTCATGATCTACCCCTGCGGGAACTCCGCCCACCTGGAAGGCGGATATGCCAAAGGACAGGGGAAGCTCCTCTATATGTGGGGATGGTTCCCGGCCGGGTACTTTGAAAATATGTATGGATTCATGGACGGGATCTTCCCGGAAGATGGCCTTGGAGACCTGAGAACGGTTTTAAAAAGTGAGCCATAGGAAAATTGTGTAAAAGACATGAGAGCGCGAAATCTGAAACCCGGCTTTTTCAAGAATGAGTACCTGGCCGAACTGGATCCCCTGGCAAGGATCCTGTTCGCCGGGCTGTGGTGCATGGCCGATCGAGAGGGAAGGCTGGAATACCGCCCGAAACGGATCAAGGCGGAAGTCCTCCCCTACGACAACTGCGACATCGAAAAGATGTTGAAGCTGCTCCATGATCGAGGTTTCATTGTCTGCTATCCGGAAAATCAGTTTCAATACATCGCAATCCCCGGTTTCAGAAAGCACCAGAACCCTCACCACCGGGAAACGGAAAGCACCATACCGGCCCCGGACATGCCCCAGGAAAGCCCAGGGCTAGCCCAGGACAAGCCCGAGTCCAGCCCCGAACTAGCCCAGGAAGAGCCCGGAACTAGCCGTGCTGATTCCCCCTTCCCCCTTCCTGAATCCCCTATCCAAACACGTACTGTTGGCATGAGCGAGGAGGAAGGGCTCATTTACGACACCTGGAACGAGGCCGGACTGATCAGGCACTCGAATCCCAAAAAATTTCTGCCGAACATCAGATCCGCCCTCAGGACATATCCGGCGGAGGACATCATCGCCGCCATAAGCAACTACAAGACCGTGTACCACGACGACCGGTTTTACTGGTCCTACAAGTGGGGACTCCGGGAATTCCTCCTGCGCGGCCTCGATCGGTTCGTCCCGGTGAACTTCAACGAGAAAGACTACTTGAAACGCGAGGGCAGCAATGGAAACGGCAGGACAGGCGGTCCAAAAGGCTTTGGGAAACATTCCCCCACAGGACCGGAAATCGATCCCGAAGTCATCGACACCTCAAAGCGGCTGGAACGAGGATACCGGCACGCTAGAGACGCCCCCGAGGGTGAAACCTGAGCTCTTCCCCGAGGAGATCTTCCGCCATTTTCTCCAGGAAGATGAAATCTCCTACGAGGAGAAGTTTCTGGCGGTATGGACCTATCTCGAGGGCTACAAGAAGTCGGGAGCGTCATGGGAGGACTACGTTGTGAGAGCCAGGATCCCGCTCGAATTCCGCGAAAAGATGGCCAGGATATTCTCCGAGTGCAGGCGAAACGGATTCCTCTCCCCTTCCCCGGGCTTTTCTCGCGGAAAGAAGGTCATCCTCTTCCGCCAGATCGTCTCTCCGGTGAATGAAACGCCTCAGTCAAAGCACCTGGAATGGAAACGGTGCGACCTGTGCGAACGGAGCTGCCCCTCCAAGGACTGGAAAGGCGTCAAGAAAGAAGGCTCCGACAGATGCGGGACGATGGACAGCAACAGGATCACCATCGGGACATGATTGATAGGAAATACCGATGAAAGTCGAGATCCGCGGCCTTGAAGACGTTCAGGACCTCCTGAGGGAGATCGGGAACCAGGCGCCCTATGTCATGGCGAGGACCATCTCCAGGACCGCGGTGAAGGTGAAAGAGGCCGAAGTGGACGAGATGCGGAAGGTCTTCGACCGGCCGACACCATACACCCTGAGTGGAGTTTACGCAAAGACCGCGAGTAAATCGAATCTCAATGCCCGTGTATGGCTGAAGGAGATGGCCGGGAAGGGAATCGCCGCCGTCGATTTCCTCTGGCCTCAGGTCCATGGAGGGGATCGGCAGCTGAAGCGCTTTGAGAAGGCCCTGCAATACGCAGGAGTTCTCCCCCGCGGCTACTACTGCGTCCCGGGAGGGGCTGCGAAAAGAGACCAGTACGGGAACATGGACAAGGGCCAGATCGTCCAGATCGTCTCCTACTTCCAAGGATTCGGGGAGCAGGGATACCGGGCGAACATGACGGCGAAGAAGATCAAGAAGCTGGCAAAGGGAACGAAGACCACCCGGGGTTATGCCTACTTTGTCATGCCGCCCGGAAAACATCTCCACCCCGGCATTTACCAGAGGACCTCCTTCGCCTGGGGATCCAGCCCGAAGCCGGTCCTTATCTTTGTGAAAAAGACCCGGTACGAGAAGCGCTACGACTTCTACCAGGTCGGGCAGGACGCCGTGGACAGGGTCTGGCAGGACGAGTTCTACATGGCTTTCGACGATGCGATCCGGACGAAAAAATAAAATATTACGGGTCCTTCCGGTGAAGAGGGGGACACGGGTGGTTCGAACCACGATTTTCATGCAGACACTGGCAAAAATTTTGACCTTTCATTTCACTTTCGTGTTTTCGGGGGGTGTCGCGTGAGGGGCAAAAAAGAGTTTAAACCGATAATTTCAGTACACATATCAGGGTGACGGGCCGATGGCGAAAAACACGAAAAACGGCAAAAAAAGTGAAATGGGGGGTAAGGACATTTCCATGAAAATGGAAATGGTCGAGACGGAAAAGATCCGCCCGAACGAGAAGAACGAGAAGAAGCACACGGAGCAGCAGATTCACCGGATCGCCCGGAGCATCCGAAAATTCGGGTTCGTCCAGCCGCTGGTTGTGGACGGCAAGGACGGGCTTATCATCGGTCACGCCCGGCTCCTTGCGGCGAAGAGGCTCCGGATGGAAAAGGTCCCGGTGATCCGGAAGGAAAACCTCTCGGAGAAGGAAATCGACGAGCTCCGGATCATGGACAACAAGTTGAACGAGAGCCCCTGGGACATTTCCGCCCTGAAACTTCACGACACGTCTTTCCTCATTGAGGCGGGGTTCAACTACAACGAGCTCGACCGGCTCTTCAAGGACGTGAAGCTCGGCGGGGACGACGAGGAGGAGACCTTCATCGATGACATGATGCTCCATGAGTTCGAGAAGTACGACTACATCGTGTTCGTTTTCCGGAACGAGCTTGACTGGCTGAACGCTCTTCAGAAGTTCAAGTTGCCGAATATCTCCCTTTCCTGGTCCTCGAAGACGAAGAAGGTGGGCCAGGGGCGGGTCCTCGACGGGAGGATGCTCCTCGAATGAAGGTAAAGGCGAAGGTGACGGTGAAGGCAAAGACGGGGTTTGAAAATGATCTCCGGATTGTGATCCTCTCCCGGGGAAGGAGCTCATCCATCAAAAGCCACCGGCTCTTTCCCATGGCGACTCTCACCTGCCCGGAATCGGAGGCCGGGGAGTACCGGAAAACGGGTCTCGAGATCATCCCCCACCCGGACGGGATCCAGGGCCTGGGGAAGCTCCGGACCTGGGTCCGGGAGCGCTTCAGGGAAGAGATCCTGATCATGGCCGATGACGACATCATCGGCGTTATTTATCTTGGGGACCTTTCGCCGAAGGAGATCCGAGATCCGGATTATTGTTATCAAGTGATAATCAATACCGCTATTTGCGCCAGGGATCTTGGAGTCTCCGCTTTCGGGTTCAACCAGTACGGGGATGTCCGGAAGTACCTTCTCAACCGGCCGTTCGTGTTCAACAAGTGGGCCGGCGGCGTGATCGGCGTCATCGGCCGGGACATCCCCTTCCTGGAGTCCCATATGTTCAAGGTGGATGTGGATTTCTTCCTGGAAAACCTTCTCCGGAAGCGGATCGTCTGGATCGAGAACCGGTTTTGCTTCCGGCAGGTCCGGGACCGGAACGAAGGGGGCAACTCCCTCTTCCGGACGGAGGAGAAGGTCCGGGAGGAGATCGCCTTCCTGAAGCACAAATGGAGGGGACATTACAGGGTGAAGAGGAAGAAGACCACGATTGAAACGGCCATTCACGTCCCGAGGTGACGTTATGGCCAACATGGTAAAGGTCCAGGACGTATGTCATGCCTTCATCCCCATCACCCCCAGGAGGTACCGGCAGCTGGCGGAGGAAGGCCATGTCCCGAAGCCGGAGAAGGGCATGGTGGACCTTCTTCCGGCGCTCCGGGACTACATCGCCTATCAGCACCAGAGGCTTCAGGGATCCGGATCCCTGTCCCTCACGGACGAGCGGACCAGGTTGACGAAGATCCAGGCGGACCGGAAGGAGATCGAGCTTCTCAGGACGAAGGGCGAGCTTCTTCCCGTTCAGGAGGCGATGGCGGTGTGGAGTGCCGTCATCATCACCATGAAGACAAGACTCCTGGGATTTCCCCGGAAGATGGCCCCCGTCGTTTACGGGTGCGCCAAGGAAACGGAGATTCAGGAGCTGCTGCAAAGAGAGATCGATGAAATCTGTAATGAGCTTGCAGACCCCGATCTTCAGGAACTTGCCCTCAGGACTGGCGATGCCGCCGCGCATCGTCAGGGAGGCGACGGCACTTCTGAGGGCAAGGGCAAGGCTGACCGTAAGCGAGTGGGCCGACCTGAACCGGGTCCTCAGTCCTGAGGCAAGCGCGGAACACGGGAAGTGGTACACGGCGAGAGCCGAGTACCAGAGGGGAATCATGGACGCCTTTTCCGATCCCAGTGTCGAGACGGTTGTGGTGATGAGCTCCGCCCAGATCGGGAAGACGGAGATTCTTAACAACGTCATCGGCTACTTTGTCGACTACGATCCCTCCCCCATCCTGGTAGTGGAACCGACGATCGAGGTTGGAAAGGCCTACTCGAAGGACCGTCTTTCTTCGATGATCCGAGACACATCCTGCCTTACTGGGAAGGTCCGGGAGGCCCGGAGCCGGGACAGCGACAACACGACATTGCACAAGAAGTTCAAGGGTGGTCACATCACGATCGCCGGGGCGAATTCGGCAGCCTCTCTCCGTGCGAGGCCGATCCGGGTGGTCCTGTGCGACGACGTGGACGCCTTCCCCGTGTCGGCCGGCTCCGAGGGGGATCCGGTGAACCTGGCGGAGAAGAGAACAACGACGTTCTGGAACCGGAAGATCGGCCTCTTCTCGACGCCCACAGTGGACGGGGAGAGCCGGATCCAGGCGGCTTATGAGCAGTCGGACAAGAGAAAATACTGGGTCCCCTGCCCTCACTGCGGAAAGTTCCAGCTTCTCATCTGGAATCGGGATAACCGGGACCGGATGAGATGGCCAAAAGGGGAACCTCTCAAGGCGACGTACCACTGCCGGCACTGTGACGAAGGAATCGGCGACGCGGACAAGGCGAAGATGATCCGGCAGGGGGAATGGAGAGCTGAAGGGGAATTCCTGGGGATCGCCGGGTTCTGGCTGAACGAGCTCTACTCTCCATGGGTGAGCTTCGGGCGCCTTGCCTCGAGATTCATGGAGGCCAAGGACAGCCTGGGAACCCTCCAGGTGTTCATCAACACTTCCCTGGGGGAGACCTGGAAACAGGTGGTCATCTCCAAGGGGGAAGAGGAGATCCTGAAGGCCCGGGTGGATCTTCCCCCCCAGGTCCTGCCGGCCGAGGCGGTGGCGCTCACCTGCGGAATAGACCATCAGAAGTACGGATTCTGGTTTGTGGTTCGGGCCTGGTCCCGGGACATGACCTCCTGGCTCATCCATTACGGCTTCCTTCCCACCTGGGCGGACGTGGAGAAACTCCTTTACGAGACGGAGTACCCCGATGAGAACGGGGGAAAACATCGAATCTGGCGGGTGGCGATCGACACGGGCGGCGGCGAGAAAGACGAGGGGCTCTCCATGACGGAGGAAACCTACTGGTGGATCGTCCGGAACGTGGGAAGGGGTGTCGCCCTGTGGGGAACGAAGGGATCCTCCCATCCCATCCCGGGAAAGTTCCGGCCCGGCGAGGAGCTCCTGAAGACGCCCACGGGGAAACGCCTTCCCCACTGGTTCCGGATCATCCTCGTCGACACGTCGCAGATGAAGGATCTTTATCACTACGGGATCGAACAGGCGGCGATCGGGGGCGCGAACGCGATCTACCTCCACAAGGAAACAGCAAAGGACTACGCCCTGCAGATCCTGGCCGAGGAAAAACGGCGGGACAAGGACGGCGTTTTGGAATGGAAGCAGATCCGGAAGGACAACCATCTCCTGGACGCCGAGGTTCTCGCCCTCTCCGTCGCACAGCCTCAGTGGATCGGCGGCGGCGTCAATCTGGTCCCGGGAAGGAAGTCGATTCCCGACAAGACGGAAGGCCACGATCTGGTGAAGGCCAAGGCGAAACCCCGGATGATCCGTTCGAAGTGGATGGAGTCCTGATGACGGCCGCAAAACAAAAAGATCGGAATAAGTATCTCACTGTAAGCCAAGTGGCGAATATCCTGGGATGTACGGAGAAGTATGTTTACCTGCTTATCCGTGAAGGAAAACTCACGGCAATTCGCCTGGGGATCAGGGCCATACGGATATCGGAAAAATCATTTTCCGCCTTCATCAAGTCAAGCACTTTGGATCCTGACGAGTATTTCGGATTCCAGGAGGCAAGAGATCAAGATCCCGAACCGGTTCATTCCAGGAAGGTTGTCCGATCAAGCTGGATGGACAAGTGACCGTTAATCTTTTTTTCAATTCTCAACTTTATTTTTCTTATTCCGTTTTTCCTGCCGCTTTTCCTTTGCCGTTTTTGTTGGCTTCTTTTTCGTTGTTTTCTGAGTGTCCCTTGATTTTGCCATTAGAATCCTCCTTCAGAAGAATTCGAAAAGATAAGACGAAATCTTTCCGGGATCGTCAAATATCATGATGCTGATGCTGGGTCAATCAGCGATAGCTTCGATTAAGATGCAGCTGCCGTAGGTTCAAGTCCTGCAGTTCCGACCTTAAAAAATATGATGAATATTTTCTTCAACGCCTTTTTTGCCCCCGATGAGCAATGATTATAAGTATCTGTTATCATTGCAATAAATATCACTTTCTGCTTGACATCCTCCCGAAAACTGCTATTCTACAAGTGAAATCAATAGGATAGCCAACATGGAGGAACGAGCGAGATGAACCAGAAAGGATTTTCAACCCTGTGGGACGGGTACGCCACTTCGGACGAAGCGAAAAAAGCCCGGGACGAGGAGGCAAGAAGGCTCAGGAAGGAAGGCTTCAAGGTGAGGCGTTGGGTTCTGAGAAATCAGCTCCGGAAATATTCGGGGCTCGGGCAGCCTGACGGAAGAAGCTGCGACGTTTTCATGATCGATATCCTGAATGGATGACGAAAGGGAGGAAAGGAACCATGCAGAACACGGCGGCGGAGAAAATGAATGAGGATCCCATGGAGTGGGACGTGATCCATGCCTATTCCAGAGCGGAAGCGATCCGGGACGGGGTCTTGGTGGATCTAACGGCGCTTTTCCCGAAAGACACCAGCTGTCTCAAATACCCGGTGGCCTGCACTGCCTCGGTCTGGAACATGATCGAGACGGGCTGTGAAAGGACCGGCGAGAATCCCGGGGGCTATGTTTGGGATCTTTGTTGGCTGGCAAAATACACCGGGAAACGTTTGGATCCGACAACAAAGCTCTTCAAGTTCAGTGTTCCATGTCCCGGACGGGCAAGAACATACAAAATCGTCTGCGGTCCAGGGGATGACCTGGAACCGGTCTTTACCATCATGTTTCCAAACGAAGATTAACTGAGGGGCGCTATGAGAGAAAGATCCGAAATCCGGAAAGCTGCCAAACGGGAAAGAGAGTATGTCCAGGGCCTGGCCCCGTTTGCCGAGAACGTCAGGACCGATGGAGTTGTCCTCTTTTGGGATGAACCGGGGAGCATGGCTCTTTTTTCGACTCAGAAACCGTCAAGACGGCTGCTGAAACAGCAAAGCGGCCTGGAGAAAAAACGATGCAGATGAAACCGACCGTCAAGGGATACGACTTCTTTGAAGTAGCTTCCGCCATGCAGAAGGCGATCCGGAGGAATGACCCGAAGCTGGCTGGGTATTTCGCCCTGGAGCTTTATCATTCCGGATATGCCCAGTATGTCTGGAAGCGGCTTCTCACCGTTTCGGCGGAGGATTGCTACGGTGAAACCCTCACAACGGAGGTTTACAATCTCTATCGGTCCTTCATGCTGATCAACGACGGCCGCCCTGATCTTGACAAGGGGAGGATCTTCATTTCAAAGGCGGTGATCATCCTTTGCCGGACCCCGAAATGCCGGGACACGGACCACCTCCAGAATCTGATTTATGATCGGAACAACGTCCCCAAGAAAGAGATCGAGGAGATCCTCCAGGCCGTCCGCGAGGAAAATCTCTCGATCCCTGAATACGCCTACGATGTCCACACGAAGAAGGGCCGGTACATGGGGAAGACGAAGAAGGATTTTTTCCTGGAGGAGAATCAGGCGCTGAAGCCGAGGGTCAGGGGGCTATTTGAAGACCTATCCGTCAAGTGAACGAGATTTTAATTTTACTGCATGGCCAAGGCTTACATTAGCCTTGTTCAGTTCTGCTTTCCAGGTGCAGGTGTTAATGAAACATTCCAAACTATGTAATTGGGCCCTTGTTAAGAAACCATATTTTAAACCGCATTTCCTGATTGTCAGGTAACCATTGAGATTATCCCTTACACTCTTATCATAAGCAATTATGCAAGGTATCACACCAGAGCTTATAATGGGATTGTCGGCACAGAACATATTTACCTGGACCGATTCGTTTGCTCTGTAGCCGTTTCCATTGGATAAGTATTTTATGCCTACTCCCCCATGACTGATATCCAGGACTTGCCCCACTAACATATAGTAAGAAAATTTGGGCATTGAAAAAGTGCTGGAGGTCCCTTCCCTTGTAGGGATACGCTCGTGTGCTCTCCTTTCCTGAAACATGATGTTACTCCTACCAGGGTCTACTTAACGAGAGAACATAGCAGTGCTTTAAGGACTCAACGAGAACTTAGACGCACCTTCTTCCTGGCCGTTTAGATGCAAAAGAAAGCTCTGGGAATAGGCTTGACACCAATCCCTTAAAAAGGTGGCCTTAAAAGTACTTTCAGGAAACAGAAAATAAAGAAAAGGGAAGGTGGAAGTAATGGACTTAAAGAAAAGGGGGTATTTATAACATCTTACTGTCTGTTTTCCCTGCGTTTGAGGGTTAAAAATAAAATGGTTGTACTTTTGGATTTATTTTAATGCCGTTGGACGCAAATATCAACAAAATTAATTTCATTTTCAATGACATATTTAATGTTCTTTTGTGGAACAAAGACATGGAGATAAGAGATAGAAACCTCCTATTTAGGAAATTGCCAAAAATGCGGTTTTTTTTGATGACCTAATTATTTCTAAAAGCATAGGATGATAAATAAGTAAAATCAGAGACTAAGAAGCAAATCCCAGGTTTTTTTATTGGGAATGGAGTGGAATGGAATGGAACAGTGGGGTTTGAAGTCCCCCTTCCTCCCTGAAAAAATGCGGCCATGCAGGAGGTTTTTGCATGGCCTATTCGTCTCAGGACCTGACCCAGGTTGAAACCGCCATCATCAGGCTTGCCTCGGGAAGCTCGGTTGTCCGGGTTACCATCGGGGACAAGACCGTCGAATTCCAACCCTCCGAAATCGACAAGCTGAAAAACCTCAGGAAAGAGATCCAGTCCGAGCTTAGGTCTTCCTCCGGCCGGCCGAACCACCTTGTGTTCCAGACGGGGAAGGGTCTATGAGAGCCGCCTTCCTCAAGATCCTGGACAGCCGGGGGAACCGGATCCCGAGGACTTCCCTGTCCGCCACCTCTTACGAGGGGGCGACCACGGGAGGGCGCCTTCGGAACTGGGGGCTTTCCACGTCCGGCCCGAATACCGCCTTGTACCAGTCCCTGGGATCCCTGCGGTCCCGGTCCCGTGAGCTCATCCGGAACAATCCCCTTGTGGACGGCGGAGTCGATTCCTACGCGGCGAACGTCGTGGGATCCGGGATCTCCCCCAGGTGGAAGCTGGAGGACACGGAGCTCAAGATGCGGCTCCAGGAGCTCTGGAACGACTGGACGGACCACGCCGACTTTACCGGAACCTGCGACTTCTACGGCCTCCAGACCCTGGGGACCCGGGCCTTGATCGACGCCGGCGAGTTCCTGGCAAGATTTGTCCCCTCCCCCCAGTTCTCTTCTCTCCCCGTTCCCTTCCGGATCCAGCTCATCGAGGCGGACCACCTGGACGAGTCATACAACTCAGTGGCGCCGAATGGAAACGAGATCCGGATGGGGATCGAGGTCGATTCCTGGGGAAGAAGACTCGCGTACTGGGTCTATCCCGAGCACCCCGGGGAATCCTTCCTCTCCTCGCGGTTCAATCAGCGGGTCCGGATCCCCGTCTCTGAGATGGTTCACGTCTTCAAGCCCCTTCGGATCGGGCAGATGCGGGGGCGGCCCTGGCTTGCCTCCATCATCCTGAAGCTCCGGGAGCTGGACCAGTACGAGGACGCCGAGCTGGTCCGGAAGAAAACCGCCGCCATGTTCGGCGGCTTCATCAAGGAGATCACCCCCGACTTCGACCCGGAAAACTATTTCGGGAAAAAGGCATCCGCAACGGACGAGACCGGCGCCACCCGGGACTTCGTCGCCCTGGAGCCCGGGACCTTCCCCATCCTCCCCCCGAATACGGACGTGGTCTTCTCCACTCCCGCGGACGTGGGGGGCACCTATGAGGTCTGGATCAAGCAGCAGCTCCGGGAGATCGCCCACGGCATGGGGATCACCTATGAGCAGCTCGCCGGGGATCTCACCGAGGTCAACTACTCCTCCATCCGGGCGGGGCTCCTGGAGTTCCGGAGACGCTGCGAGCAGCTCCAGCACCAGGTCCTCATCTTCCAGTTCTGCCGGCCCGTGGCGCAGTACTGGCTGAAGACCGCGGTGCTGTCCGGCGCAATCGACATCCCCGACTTCTTCAGGTCCCCCGGGAAGTACTTCCGGATCCAGTGGCGGCCGGACGGCTGGCCCTGGGTGGATCCCGTGAAGGACCAGCTGGCGGAGCAGATGGCCGTGAGAAACGGGTTCAAGTCCCGGTCTCAGGTTGTGGCCGAGCGGGGCGAAGACGTCGAGACCGTGGACTACGAGATCGCCGAGGACAACAAACGCGCGGACGAGCTTGGCCTCATCTTCGACAGCGATCCCCGGAAGACGGAGAAGTCCGGGGCAATCCAGGCGGTGGAAGACAAGACAGTCCTTGATTCCCTGAAGGAGTGACCATGAAACGTAAAAGCTTCGGCATCTCGAAACTCTTCAACACGCCTCTTCTCCTCGAGGCGGGAACGGCGGCGGCCCTGATGCACAGCCTTTCCCAGGACCCCTGGAAGGCGGAAGCGAAGGCTCCCGGATTGGGCGGAAGCGAGCCCTCCAGCTACGGCGAAAAGCTGGCCGTCATCCCCATTCACGGCATCCTGACGCAGCGGCCGGACGAGTTCCTGGAGTTCTTTTACGGCAATACCTCTTACGAGGGCATCCGGGAAAACTTCAAAAAGGCCCTCGCGGATCCTTCCATTGGCGCGATCCTCTTCGACATTGACAGCCCGGGCGGGGAGGCCTCCGGGGTCTTCGACCTGGCGGACGAGATCCACGGCGCCCGGGGAACGAAGCCCATTTACGCCGTTTCGAATGAGGCCGCCTATTCCGCCGCCTACGCGATCGCCTCCGCGGCGGACAGGGTCTTCGTCTCGAGGACGGCGGGAGTCGGATCCATCGGAGTCATCGCCATGCACGTGGACCAGACGGCCTTCGATGAGAAGCGGGGCCTCAAGTACACCACTTTTTACGCCGGCGCGAGGAAGAACGACTTCAATCCCCATGAGCCTCTATCCGAGACGGCCCGGAAGATCGCCCAGACAGGGGTGAACAACCTCTATGAGATCTTCGTGGCGGCAGTCGCCCGGAACCGAGGGCTCAAGGAAGACGACATCCGGGGCACCGAGGCGGGGATCCTTGTCGGAGAAGAGGCGGTCAAGGTGGGGCTCGCTGATGAAACCCTTTCCTGGGAACAGGTGATCCAAAGAATTGGAGAGCAACTCAATGACTTTCAAGGAGGAAAACAGATGAAGACGTTCAAAGAGAAGCTGGAAGCCCTTCTCAAGGAGCATCCCGAATCGGAAACCGGGCCGGCCCTGGCGGAGATGGGGTTTGTCAGGAAGGTCGAGGGGGCAGAGGTCCTCACCCGGGACCAGGTGGAGAAGATCAAGGCCGACGCCAGGGCGGAGGCCATCACGGAGCACACGGAACAGGCCGTCTCCGTCGCCGAGATGTGCGGACTCTCCGATACGTCCCACCTTCTCCCCTCCCTCCTCAAGGACAACGTTCCCCCGGAGGAGGCGAAGAAGCGGATCCTGACGGAGAAAGCCAAGATGTCCGACGGGAACGCCGTCCGGACCACCGTCGGCGCCCTTTCCACCGGGGAGGTCAACCCGCTCGTGAAGAACGCGGAGAAACGGGCCGCGGTCTACCGGGTGAAGTAGCAGCGAGACCGCTGAAAAACGGATTTTCGTTTTTGAAAGGAGAGAAGCCATGAGCAGCCAGAACCAGGGAAACACCCTCCAGGACATCCTGAAGTGGGAGGAGGAGAACAGGCACTCCCGGGAGATCGTGACCGTCCTTTCCGGGCAGAACCTCTCCATGGGCGAGGTCATCGGGAAGGTCACGAAGAGCTTCCCCGTGGAGGGAGCGGCGGTCACGGGAAACATCGGACAGGGGACCGTGACGGGGGTCTCCGGGGGGAAGGACGCCAAGCTCGGAGTCTACACCCTGGAGTGCGTCGCCACGGCAGAAAACGGCGGGACCTTCAAGGTCACCGCCCCGGACGGCGACGCCCTCCCCGACGCCGTGGTCGGTACCGCCTACGCGAACGAGCAGATCAACTTCACCATCAACGACGGGGATCCCGACTTCTCCCTGGGCGACAAGTTCACCATCGAGGTCACCGCCGGATCCGGGAAGGTAACGGCGATCGACCTGGACGGCGTCGACGGGAGCCGGGACGCCTATGGGTTCGTCATCGCCGATTACGACGCCTCCCTGGGCGACGTGGATGGGGTGGCCGTCGTGAGGAACGCGATCATCGTCCCCGACGATCTCGTCTGGCCGGATGGCGCCACGACGGACCAGAAGGCCCAGGCCCTGGCGGAGCTGAAGGCGAAGGGGATCGTCACCCGGAGCGAAGCGTAACGGCACAGAAAATCTTCACCATACAGGAGGAACGAAAGCCATGATGATCAATCCCTTTGCAACCGACGCCTTCAACATGGTCTCCCTGACGAAGGCGATCATCATCCTTCCCAACAACTACGGCAGGATGAGAGAGCTCAACCTCTTCCCCGGGAGAGGCGTCCGCAGCCGGAACATCCTCGTCGAGGAGAAGAACGGGGTCCTCAACCTCCTCCCCACCCTGCCCCCGGGATCTCCCGGAACGCAGAACAAGATGGGGAAACGGACCGTCCGGTCCTTCACCATCCCCCACATCCCCCTGGAGGACGTGATCCTTCCCGAGGAGTACGACGGCATCCGGGCCTTCGGGTCCGAGTCAGAGATGGAGACCCTCGCCGCCATCATGAATGACCATCTCCAGACCATCCGGAACAAGTTTGCCATCACCCTGGAGCACCTCCGGATGGGCGCCCTCAAGGGGATCATCCTCGACGCCGACGGATCCACCCTCTACAACCTCTACACCGAGTTCGGGATCAGCCCGAAGACGGTCAGCTTCGCGCTGAGCTCCGGGACGACGAACGTCGCCGGCAAGTGCCGGGAGGTCCTGCGCCACGTCGAGGACAACCTCAGGGGGGAAGTGATGACCGAGGTCAGATGCCTCGTCTCCGCCTCCTTCTTCGACGCCCTCATCATCCACGAGAAGGTGAAGGAGGTCTTCCTGAATCACTCCGCGGCGGTCACCTACCTGGGCGGGGATCCCCGGAAGGAGTTCCGTTTCGGCGGGCTCGTCTTCGAGGAGTACCGCGGCCAGGCCACGGACGCCGAGGGAACCACCCGGAAGTTCATCGCAGACGACGAGGGGCACTGCTTCCCCGCGGGAACCATGAGCGCCTTCGAGACCCTCTACGCCCCTGCGGACTTCCTGGAGACGGCGAACACGATCGGCCAGGAGCTCTACGCGAAGCAGGAGGCCCGGAAGTTCAACCGGGGGGTGGATCTCCACGCCCAGATGAACCCTCTGCCCTTGTGCTACCGGCCGGGGATCCTGGTCAAGGTGACGAAGGGCTGAGGGTGACCCCATGGCCGACGTCTTCACCGACGCCCTGAGGGCGGCTTTTGAAAAACTCTCCGGCATCGATCCGGATCTCCGGGACGCGGTTTACCGGCCGAATCCTGGGGATCCGGTCTCTCTCAAGATCCATGTCCGGAAGGAACAGCAGTTCCAGCCGGACGGGTTCACCGCCGAGGTCCAGGCCCTGGCGACGACGGTGGAGGCGATCCTGGCGGACCTGGGGAAGGAGCCGGAGCGGGGGGAGACCTTCGAGACGCCCGGGGAAACCTTCACCGTGAAACAGGTCCTCTCCAATGACGGAAAGACCGCGAAGGTGGTCGTCTTATGAGCCTGACGATCCGGGAGAAGATCATCCGGCAGTTCATGGCGAGGCTGCCCGTCATCGCCGTTTCGAACGGCTACGGGACGGACATCGGGGCAAGGGTGATCCGGGCCAGGCGTTCGATAGACGACAAGGAGCTTCCCACATCCGTCCTGTGGCCCGGGCCGGAGACGGCAAAGGAGATTTACGGGACTACCCAGTGCTCCATGACGATCCGGGTGGAGGGTTTGGCCATCTTTGGATCAGAGAACCCGTCGGAAGTCTCGGAGCGGATCCTGGGGGACCTGATCCGGTGCGTCATGTCGAGGACCTGGACCCGAGATCCGGAGCTCGTCACCGGCATCTCCTACACGGGAGGGGGAGCGGAGACTTATCCGGAGGAAGGGGAGATCGCCGTGGGGTCCTTCGCAGAGTTCCTGGTCACCTACGAAATGAACCTCGGATCTCCCGAATTTGAGCCCTCGGGTGAGATTCAGGAGACAGTGGGGCTCTCCGGATCCGGGGAAATCGAAGAATAAACCTTTTTGCAGGAGGAATAAACCATGCCTACCGCGAAGAACTCCAAGCTTCAGATCGAGGGCGGGAGGACGCTTCACGCCTTCGCCGCCATGACCGACTCGGGGGACCGGACGGTCTTCACCATCCCCGGGGGATCCGTCTTCTCCGGGAAGAGCGGTTTCGCCCCCGACGTCCGGCCCGACGGGATCGTCTCCGGGAGGAATCTTCTTTCCCCCCACGGGGACAACAACAAGGTGAACATCGCCGGCTTCACCTGCTACCTCGCCGGGGTCCTGACGACCATCGCGGCAACCACCGGGACAATCACCCGGCCGGCCACGGACGTGGCCAAGGTCAACTCCATCACCATCGATGACGAGGGAGCCATTGAGGTTGTTGCCGGGACGGACGGATCCGGATCCGCCTTCTCGGAGGAACGGGGAGCGGCCGGGGGGCCTCCCTTCATCCCCGTGGGCTCCATCGAGATCGGCCAGGTCCGGGTGGCGGCTTCCGCCGACGGCGCCATCCTCTCCTCGGAGATCTTCCAGAACGACGGGGATCATGTGGAGCGGTTCAACTACCCCATCTTCTCGGTCAAGAATCTCGGGGAAGGCCTGAAGGCTGTCTCCGCGGCGAAGAAGAACGCCTTCGTGGAGTTCGCCTCCGCCCTTCCCGCGATCCACACGGGGAGCCTGGCGAAGGGAATCTACGTCCAGTTTTACGCTCCGGTCTTCCAGGACCTGGGGAGGGTCTTCGACTTCGTTCCCGTGGAAACCTCCCACGGGGTCTCCTCGAAAGAGTACTACCGGGGCTCTGTCGCCTCTGTCACGGAGAGCATCGGCCAGGGATCCTTCACCGCCCTCCTGGACGACGCCATCCAGGATCTCATCGTTTCCGAGAAGAACGAGGTCCTCACGCTCAAGTACTTTTCCGACCAGAACCGGTCCCCGTACATCCTCACCCAGGGAAGGCTCGGGATCAAGCGCTCCTTCCCGGCCGGGGACCAGATCCAGGCCGCGGTAACCGTCTCGGCCGAGGAAGCCAGCGTCGAGTTCTCGGGATAAGGAGAAAGCCTCATGCCTTTTGACATCGACAAGTTTCAGTCTGCGACCTTCAAGTTCCGGGAGGAGGAGATCCCCCTCCCGGAGCTGAAGGACTTTTTCAGTGAAGGGGAAAAACCAGTCTGGCGGGTCCGGAACCTCACCGGCATGGAGATCTTCGTCGTCAACGAGGCCATGGAGCGCAACTCCAGGAAGAACGAGGCCATCGAGGCGATCATGTCCGGAGAGAGGAAGGAGCGGGTGGAGGCCATGAAGGAGATCGCCATGACGCTCCCGGGAATGACCCCCACCGAGTACGTCCGGCGCCTGGAGACCCTCTGCCTCGGATCGGTGGAGCCGAAGGTGACGAAGGAGATCGCCGTCAAGATCGCGGAGAACTTCGGGAACGTCTTCACGCACCTGTCAAACCGGATCCTGATCCTCACGAGCCAGGGGGCGGAGCCGGGAAAATAGCGAGCCTGTGGCGGAGGCCCGACGTCCAGGCGGCCCTCGCCCTCTGTTATCACCACAGGCGCTTTCTCTTCGAGGCGAGGGCGGATCTTTTCCCCCAGGGGTTCCTGACGAACCTGGAAGTGGAGCTCTGGGGGAAGTATTTCGAGACCTTGAATCACAGGAGGGACGGATGGAGATCATGACTTGGGTGGGAATCTTCGCGGGAGCCCTGATCGTTGTGTTTCTTCTCGGCTGCATCGTCGGACATATGCTGAGAAGGCTGGAATTTCACCGGCCCCCCGGGGAGGAGAACGACCGGCGCCTGGAGCTCGATCTTCAGGAGAAGCTGACGGAACAACAGATCAAGCTCGACGAACTCAAGGCCGTCGCTTTGTCCCGGGGAGATGCCCTCATCACCATCAACGGTTCCGGGCTTGAGCCCCATTTGGAAGATCTCATCAGGATTTTACTCGAACCATCCCTGCTCCAAATGCGGAAAATCCTGGAATCAATCAAGGTCAGGAGGGGATAAGCCATGGCCGCAACCGTTTCGTGGGTGGAAGTCTTCGCGGGGGTCCTGGCCGTCGTCAGTCTTTTCGCCCTGACAGTGGGCTACCTCCTGAAAAAGCTGGATGACAAGGTTTCCCGGGACACCTTCCAGGAATACTGCCGGCGGATAGACGACCACCTGGTTTCCGGAAATAGCCGGTTTCAGAACCTCGAACAGCTGATGAAGGACAACCAGGACACCATGAACGAGCTGTGTCGCCAGCTCCAGGGGGTCAAGACGATCCTCGGGATGATCGCCCGGAAGTACGGGGTGGAGCTCACCCGGGAGGGGGATCCGAAGCTATGAACACCTACTCCCGAGCTATGAATTTTTACTCCCGCCGTTCCGAGGAACGGCTTTCAACTTGCCACTCCGATATTCAGAAGGTTTTCCGGGAAGTCTTGAAGATTGTCGATCACAGCATCATCTGGGGTCACCGCGGCAAAGCGGATCAGGATGCGGCTTTCGCCTCCGGCGCATCGGAAAAGAAGTGGCCGGAAAGCAAACACAATGCGGAGCCTTCACTGGCTGTCGATGCCCGTCCCTACCCTTACGACAAGAAGGACTTTGAAAGCATGTGCCTGTTCGCCGGTGTCGTTCTCGGGGTGGCGAAGTGCTTGAACGTCCGTATCCGGTGGGGAGGAGACTGGAACAAGAACTACAGTACAAGGGACGAAAAATTCAGGGATTATTGGCATTTTGAACTGATCGAAACCTAAAAACCACAGGAGGTTTGCCATGACGATTGAAGAAAGACTGGCCGCCCTTGAAAGCAAGGTGGAGGCCCTGGAGAAGAGGCTGTCCCCGGCGGGGTCCCTGGAATCCGGGAAGAAGCTGTTCGATGACGGCAAAGGGACCGCGTCCGAATGGACCCCGGCCATTCCGAACGGACCCGATGAAATCCCCCGCGTTGGGGATATTGCCGCCGGAAAACTCGCATGCATCGAAAAACCGGACGGCAAAAGGCTCTGGGTGGCAATCAAGGGGCCGGATTCTTCCGGAAGGATCATTTATTCCGAAGTTGTCCCGGGTGACGCGGAACACTGCAAGCACGTTCCGGGAACCTTCGCGCTTTCCGGATCCTGGTTCGGCGTTCCCGCCGGCACGAAATTCATCACCAAGGCCCTGAATCCCTGGTACCTGGAGAAACGCCCGGCATCGGGCTGTGTTCCCGTGGAAAACTCCTGGGATCTCAGGAAAAAGGAGTAACGATTCATCAACCCCGGGGGTCCTTGCGGCCCCCGGACGATAAGGAAAAATATTATGTTTCCGATTCTTGATGTCATCACTACCTTGGGTGGTTTGATTGTCCCTCCTGCCTTCAATTTCATTACGAAGAAATTCGTCAAGGAAGAGAACGACACGCCGGAAAGGACCATCGGGGCATTGGCGACAACGAACCCGGAAACGGTTCCGGCCTACGTCGAGGCCCTGTGCAAGTATCTCAACGCCCAGGGGATCTACTTCAACCGGGATGTGGTGGGCGAGGTGAGCCTGTGGATCCGCAACCTTCGGGCGGCGATCCGTCCGATGTCGGTCATCTGTTCCCTGGGAATCCTGGGGGTCATGGCAGGCGCGACCCTCTTCGGGGGATACACGCCCCCTTCCCAGGAAGCCGCCGACCTCCTGACGGGGATCCGGCTCTCCTGCGAGGGCGTTTCCTCTTCGTGGATGGGTAGCCGCCTGTCCCTGAAGAACTGATTCAAATCGGATTCCCTGCGGGATCCGGATGACAAACGGGAAGATGTGGCATGGCCAACACGCAGCGCGTCGTCGACATCATCTTCAACGGCATCGACAACGTTTCCGAAATGAGCGGGAAGATCGGATCTAATCTTTCCCGAGTCGGAGTCGTCATCGAGGACATCGCCCATCCTTTCGCGGTCCTGGGGGAAGACATCCTCAAGGTGGAGGCGGCCATCGGCGCCCTGGCCTTGGGAGGCCTGGCCTACGCCATCACCAAAGCCATCGATTTCGAAGCCGCCTCCGCGGACCTGAACAAGGTTCTGGGAGAAGAATCCGACAGGCTCGGCGAGGCCCAGGACAAGGCCCTGGAGCTCTCCCAGGCCTACGGGGTGAGCAGCTCCGAGGTCCTGGCGTCCATGGCCAACTTCAAGCAGGCCGGGTTCAGCCTCTCCGACGCCATGACCCTGACAAAGGCTTCCCTGGATCTCGTCATCGCCGGGGACCTGGACGCCGCCGAGGCAAGCGAGATCCTGGTTTCCTCACTCAAGGGGTTCAAGGCGCCGGCCGAGGATTCCATCCGCCTCACGGACATTCTGAATGAAGTCTCCAACAACTACGCCACGAACGTCCGGGAGCTCGGAGTCGGCCTGGCGACTCTTTCCCCCATCGCCCGGACCATGGGCTTCTCCTTCGAGGAGACCGCGGGGATCCTGACCCCCGTGATCGAGGTCTTCCGGTCCGGGGATGAAGCGGCCGTCGCCCTGAAGACCGGTCTCCTGAAACTCCTGGACGACTCGAAGCCGGTCCAGGACGCCCTGGCATCCATCGGCGTTTCCCAGAAGGATGCCAACGGTCAGCTCCGGTCCGGTAAGGAGATCCTCTACGATGTCGCAGCCGCTTTCCAGCACATAGACCAGAACCAGAAGCTCTTTGTCGCCTCTCAGCTTGTCGGGATCCATCAGGCCGGGAGGATGGTCGAGGTCTTCGACGGTCTTTCGAGGACAACGGAAGTCACGGCCACGGCCATGAAAGCGGCCGGATCCGCGGCGAACGAGGTCCGGGTAAGGCTGGAGACGGCGGAAGTTTCCGTCAACCGGTTCAAGGCGGGGTTCGAAAACCTCGGGATCGCCATCGGTCTGGAATTCCTGGAGGCGACGAAGGAGGCCGTCCGGGGCGGGACCGCCATCGAAGAGACCCTACAGGATCTCGTGAAGGACGGCACGTTCTCCCCGGTCTTCGACCGGCTGAGGTCCTACGGGGTCGAGTTCGGGGACATCCTCGAAGGGATCGCCGCGGCCATGCCGGAAGCCTTCGAGAAGGTCGAGTTCGAGGGTCTCCTTACTTCCCTGGACAACCTGAAAGGGTCCTTCAAGGGGACCTTCCAGGCGATCTTCGGCGATCTGGACCTGACGAAACCGGAGGACCTGGCGCAGGCCATCCAGAAGGTCGTCGACACGATAACGACCCTGACCAACATCACCGGCGGGATCATTGACCGGATAAACCCGCTGATCGAGATGTTCGTCAACTGGACGGGCAAGGTCAACGACTGGGACACGGAATCCCAGAAGGCTTTCGGGAACCGGCTCGCCGACGCGATGATCATCGAGAAGTTCGGGGGGATTGTCGGCTCCGTCCTCATCGGCCTTACCGGGGACGCGAAAGAAACCCATGAGGCAATGCAGGCCATGGAGATCATGGGGGATCCCTTTGCAAAAGTGACTTTCGGGGCCGAGGACGCCGCCGACGCCATCGGGGAGATTCCCGGGGAAGTGGACGCCCTGAAAGGATCCCTGGCGGACGTGGGGACCGTGGACATCGTGGATTCCACGGCCACGGAGACGGACCTGGACGAAGTGTACCGGATGATGGTCGCAACCGCGGGGCAGATCACTTCAGATCTGAAGGCAAGCGGCGGGGCGAAGGTCCCGGCAACGGTGGATGAAGCTTCCGTTACCCAGGTGAAGAAAACCCTTGATGAGAAGATCCCGAAGGAGCGCAAGGTCGAGATCGATCTGGAAAAGGAGAGGATCAAGGCCCAGGCGGAGATCATCACGGCTTCCATCGAGGCGGAGACGGAAAAGTGGAAGTCGATGTTCGAGTCCGTGAACACCGGCATCGAGAGCACGGGAGAAGTGCTCACTTCTTTCTGGGAGACCCTCGCCGGCGGGAACCTGGACATCGGACAGACGATGGAGATGGAGCGGTACATCGAGGAGGAGAACGACCGGCGGCGCCAGGAGTTCGATCTTCAGAAGAAGCTGACGGAACAGCAGATCGATCTCAACAAGCTCAAGATCGACGCGCTTTCCCGGGGAGACGCCCTCATCACCATTGACGGATCCGGGCTCCAGCCCCACCTGGAAGGGTTCATGTGGGAGGTCCTGGAGTCGATACAGGTCCGGGCGAACGCCACGGGAGCGGAGTTCCTCCTGGGGATTTAGAGAATGGCTGAGATGATCGGCATAGCGGCGGCGATGCAGGACGGGATCGGGGGAATCACCTTTCCCATCCTTGCGGAGTCCCGGATCCTCGGGGGGTCCCGGAGGGTCTCGAGGACCCAGACCCTGGACGGGGGATGCGTCATCAACGACGGCGGGTTCTCCCATGGGGACCGGACCCTGCAGATCGTCACCCCCTACGAGGAGAACCGCTGGAACGTGCTGTGGAACCTGACCCGGAACCATGCCCAGGTCACGGTATCGACCCGGGAGGGCCTCTTCCTGGGGACCATCGAGAACCTTGATGAGGAGGACAGGAAGATCCGGATCCGGGTCCTTTTGAAGGAAAAACTCTCGCCATAAAAGGAGACCGTCATGGAACATCAGCTGAAAATCGGGATGACTGCCGGTGTGGATTTCACTGCAAAAAAGGGCTTCCTCATCGCACTTCTCATGCAGTCCCTCTGGGACGTCGAGTGCTACGGCCCGGACGGGAAGCTCAAGTGGGTGAGCCTGGAGAACCCGAACGTGATGACGAACGAGGGCCTGAATCATCTTCTCGACGTTCTCCTTCACGGATCCACTCAGATCACGGACTGGTACGTGATTCCCTTCGAGAACGACTACACCCCCCTGGCGACAAACACCTACGCCTTCCCGGGGATCACCGAGTGCACCGCCTACAACGAGACGGACCGCGTGGCCTTCAACGAGGCGGCGGCCTCCGGCCAGTCCGTCACCAACTCGGCGAACAAGGCCACGTTCAATATGAACGCCACGAAGACCGTCTACGGGGCCGCCCTGGTCGGTGGAGGTTCGGCGGCGGATACCAAGGGGGACACGGCCGGCGGCGGGATCCTCCTTTGCGCGGCGAAGTTCTCCGCCTCCAAGCCCTGCGAGTCCGGGGACACCCTGAAGATCACCGCCACCGTTTCGGCCCAGAACGTGACGTAAGGGGAGGAATGACCCATGGCCACGGGAAAGATCTCCATCACCGAGGGAAGCGACAAAAACATCGCTTCCCACAGCTTCACCGAGGACGCGGAGACCAAGCACGTCGAGCGGGTAGCCCCCGGCGCCGGGGTCCTCACCGTCCCGGGGACGCCCCAGGTCTCGGAGCAGTCTTCCACCGGGACCTATCCGGCATCGGCCATCGACATCACCGGCAAGGCGTCGATCGTCATCAAGACGACGCTCTCCGTGGATTCCGACACCTGCAAGGTGAAACTCCGCTTCTACGATTCCGCGGGAACCTTCATCGGGATCTCGGCTGAAACCTCCATCGGAAACACCGCGGTGGCGGACGGGGCGAGATACATGGGCGCGGCGATCCTAGTCGACAACCGGTTTCTCGGGGCTTCCGGCCTGAAAATCGACATCACCGAGGCGCCGGCATCCGGAAACGTCTCCTTTGCCGTTTCGGGGGTGTAACCATGGACATTGTTCGTTCCCTTTCGGATCTTATCTCTGTCATGCCTGCAATCGTCCGGGATAGCGGTCTTTTCAGAGTGGACGCCAGCGCGGATGATGGTCAATATGCCGTGAACTGGGGAACGTTCAACGCCGCCGGGACGCAGGACCGGGCCGGAAAGCAATCCAACGGGGACACACATGACTCAATATTCCGTTTTTCCAACTGCACGATCCCGGCAAAGGCCAAAATCGTTTCGGCATCGATTGAATTGTGCCAGGTTCAAACGGTTTCCGGGAAAGATATCAACCTGACAATTGTCGGAAATGATGCGGACAATGCCGTGGCGCCGACAAACGCATCGGAATACCAGAATCTTGTGCTGACGGCAGCGACGGTGGCATGGGAGCTTGAAGCCATCACCGCAACAGGTTTTCTCAAATCACCGGACATCACGAGCATCATCCAGGAAATCGTGGACCGTGCGGGGTGGGCAAGTGGAAACGCCGTCCAGATCCTTGTGAAGAACAACAACTCCGGTCCGGGCGGCTATCTTCTGTCCTACACCTATAACCAGGGGGCCTCATACGGCGCGAAGCTGAACGTGGAATACGATTACGTCCCCTAAGGATTCCCCATGCCTGTCTGGAAATTTTCTCAAGGCGCAGCAGGGCAAGCCGGAGAGATCGGGGCAACCGCCGGTCTCTCCGTTTCGTTTGAGGCGGACAGTCCCCACAGGGAAATCGCCCAGGCCGCCGGCCTGTCGGCCTCATTCTGGGTCGAGCAGACGGACTACGGGATCGGCGCAGGGGTTGCCCTGGACGTCTCCTTCGACGCCCTCCAACTGATCGGGGACCTGGAAGCCGGGGCCGGCCTCTCTCTTGAAGCCGATGCCGAGGCGGAGTTCCTGTCCTCGATCGACGTCACCATGGGCTTCCAGGCTTCCATGGAGGCCATCTCCCTGGCCGATTCCATTCCCCAGGGGATAGGAATCCAAGGAGCTTTCCAGGGCAATCTGGAGGCCTCCAGGGAAAATGAAATCCCCTTCGGCATCAACGCATCCTTCGACGGCTTCAACTGGACCGAGTTCCTCCGGCTCTACGGGGACCAGGCGGTCAAGCGGTACTTCCTCACCCTGACCGGCGCCGAGGACGGCCTCGAGGACATCGTGATCCCCATCGCCTCCTTCCAAACCCGGATCCGGAACCAGGAACCCTCCTTCCTTTCCGTCTCCATCCCCGGGGCGGCCCAGGCGGACGCCATCAGCGACCGCCCGAACGGGCAGATAGTCATCGACATGGCCTACATCGTCTCCGGGGTCGAGATGCACCGGGAGGAGATCGTCCGGGCGGACCTGGAGACGATCGATATTCACGAAGGGGGAACGAACAGTTCCGTTGTCCTTTCCGGCCACAAGACCATCGACTGGGGATCCCCCAAGACAGTTCCCATCTCCGGGGTTTCCTATCGGAGGACGTATAACGGGATCACCAGGCTTAGGACGTCGGTTCCGGATCTTTACCTCAAGCCCGGGGATTTTGCCTCCTATGACGGCGACACCGTGACGGTGGAGCAGATCTCCATCTTCGTGGGGCCTTCCATGAGCATGATGGAGCTGGCGGGACAGTAACGGGACGTAGCACGGTGTAACATGGGAAAGGGGATCATCAAGGGCGGAGGAACCGACGGGCAGTATTCCCTCGAGGTGGTCCTGGACACCTCCAGGATCCAGGCGGAGATCGCCCGGCTCACGGGGCGAATCGCCCGGGTCCAGTCCATGATGGCCGGCATGGAGGACGGGAAACGGAAAAGCTACTACCGGCTCCTCCTTGCTTCCCTCGAAAGAAAGATAGCCTACTTGCAGAACCACAGGCCGGAGAATCCCGTCCTCTCCGCCTGGTGTGCCGACCTGACGGAGGACCTCTCCGGGGACGTGGGAACCATCGAAGTCCCGGGAGAGCGGGGAACCGTCCTCATCCGGCCGGGTCACAACGGCGGCGCCGCCTACTCCCAGGGGCGGGACGGGATCCTGGTCCCGGTTTCCTCCATCTCGCCGGCGGCCGCCTTTTACAACCTGGCCATGAAACCGGGCTGGCAGAAGTGGATGCCCACTTACCGGTTTGGAACCATCATTTCCATTGATGGAGATCTCTGCTCCGTCTCCTTGGAAAGCGCCTCGAACAGCGAGACCGGTCTTGGGATAAACCAGGCCGGAAGCCTCTCCGGGGTCCCCATCTCTTACATGTACTGCAACGGTTCCGCTTTCGCGGTAGGCGATAAAGTGGTTATCGAATTCCAGGGAAGCTGGGCGAATCCCAGGGTGATCGGCTTCAGGAACAACCCCAAGCCCTGCTGCGCAATTTATGAAACCTTCGCCGGGGACCAGTTCAAATACGGCGAATGGTCCGTAGTGGCAAATTGGGATCCCGGGGATGATCCCGAGTATTATTTCTCGGACGAAACCCTCCATTTTTTGCTTCATTCGGATGAGGCTGTTCAGATCATCTTCCCCGGGACGGGGATCATCAAGAACAATCCGATCCTCCGGTGGAACATCGACTGCAACGATGCCGGCTGGTCTTGCGACCATGGGATCTCCAGGGTCTGGGTCCGGATCACCGTGGGACTTGTGGTCCATACTTTCGTTGTTTACATGAACCCCCTCGGGATGTCGGAAGGGTATCCCTCCAGTCCCCCTGGTTTCACTGCGGAGACTGTGGGAAAGGGGGTTATCGAAATCGACCTGAGGGAACGGTTTTCCGAGGACGAGGTTTTCTCAAACATCTACATCGACCTGTCGAACCAGGACACGGACGGGGATCTCCTGATAGGTGCCATAGGCTTTCTGACTCTCTGCCCGAAGTAGCCTTAAAATGCCCCCCATATAAACCTTCAGGCCCCGCCGGATTTGGCCCTGTAAAAGGCAAATTTCGCGGTCTGCAAAAGCCCATCCACAAAAGTTTTCCGGCGGGTCGAAAAGGTACCCTGTCCAAACGCCCATCATCACAAGTTATTTGAGACACGCTGCAAACGCCCTGATATCAAGGTTTCCGAGGCCGTTTGCAAAGGCTCACCATCATTAAGTCACGGGCTGGCCTTTTTGAAACTCGAATTCGGGGATTGAAAAAAGGCGATTTGAGGCACGATCTTCGCCTGTTAGGTATGGAAGTTCAGACCTCAGGGCTAGAGCTGGATGTTCTTTTCCAAGGGTGGTACTTTTTTTGATAAGGGGAGCTATACGGGAGCCAAGCAAAAAATTAGGGGTCAGACACCCTGTCTAACCCCTTGATTTCCTTGGTGCCCCCGGTGTGACTCGAACACACGGCACACGGATTAGGAATCCGTTGCTCTATCCGCCTGAGCTACGGGGGCGTTTTATGAATCCAAAGAGAAAGTTATCTATCA